TCTTTCGGTTTTATTTTTATCATATCCCATTTTAACAAGATTTGACTTTCTGAAATTGTATCTATGTTTTCTTTTTTTATCAATTACCCAATAATAATCAAGTCCGGTATCAGATAAATGTGAGAAGTTCAATTTTTTATACAGATCTCCGGAAAAAATAGAATTATCTGAATATGATGTGATATTTTTTGGTGAAAAACTTCTCAAGAAAAATGTAAACAACTTAGACGCACCTCCAATAACATTGAATCCTAATTTATTTACAAATCTTATCAATTCATAAGAATCATCATCGTTTTCCTGATTTAAAATTATTCTAAGTTTACCAAATGTCATTAAACTCACCAATTCATTTTTATAATATAATCCTAATTTTATTGAAGATGGTGCATATCCTTGTATATGGTTTTCATTTAAGAAATCTTTAGATGATTTAGAATCTATTTCTTTAATATGGCATTGGCGAGCATAAATCTTATTCTGAACAACACCAATTGAATATGATATTATTGACTTTATAATATCATTTTTAAAGGCCCAATCATCCTCCCATATATGTATCAACTTAATATTTTTCTGTGAACAAAGATTTGTCTTATCTGAATGATAGGATATATCCCTTTTAAGTTCTGAATGCCAGAATAATCCATTGAACTCAAATCCTAATTTCAATTCTGGTAAATAAATATCCAGTTCATAAGGTGATATTATATTTCTATCATTTATTAATATTTCTCCAGAATAGATGCTCTTAATATAATTAAACAACTGAATTTCCTGACCACTTTTTTTATCAAATGGGTTGCAATGTGTACAAATCTCAGTTTTTCCTCTGATTGTTCTATCATACAAATTATCAGCACTTATTTCAAAGTTATTTCCACAATTAGAACAATTTATATCATAAATAATTCTACCAAAGGATTTAGAATAAGCATCAATTAGTTTATAATTACTTGGAATTCGAGATTCCGCAATATGTATGGCGGTTTCTATTTTTTTGTCAATAGAAGAAACAACACTCTTTTGGTGTATATCTTTATTCATCCAAGGATGTTCAACACCATATCTTTCTAAACTTGTTTTCTTAAATGTCTCTTTATAATTGCTTTTTTTAAAAGATTCAATTCTCCTGTTTAATAATTCAGTGCTATAATTCGGATTATCAACACCGTAATTTTCTCTCAAGGTTTTTATTGATTTATTTCTTATCTCTGATGAAGACATAGGTGAATTGCCACCATATCTAATATTATTGGTCTCTATCATCTTATTTTTTACCACATCAGACTCAGCAGGTGTTTTTGTTCCAAATTTTTGTAGTGATTTTTGAATCTTTTTGTTTATTATATCTGGATCAGTGCCAACACATTCATTTGAACAATAGTCATAATATCCCAATGTTGAGTTTCTGAAATTAACTATATTTTCACATTTAGGATTTTTACAAATAACAATATGATCAATTTCTTTAATTGTGTGATATACACATTGTTTAAACGATAAGTTCAGATGGGAAGTGTATTTAATTATTAAATCATAATCATTAGGAAAATTTTTAAAAACATACTTTTCAGAGCACATCTTGCCTGATTTATTGTTATTATTAAATTCAAAAATATATTTGTCACTTAACCCAGCCATTAACATATATATTAAATATTCCTATATAAGTTTAAAAAAAAATGGGGAATTTTAAAATTCCCCATTTTTAAATATTATTTAACATTTTATTGTTGTATGAAACCACCTGCTTGTATTGCTCCGGTTCTGAGTATAGTTATGTTATTAACAATTATGCCCATACCTTTTATGGGTTCAACAAACGTGTCTAAAACACCAATCTGGTTATCTATGATTTCCGAAGTATTATTTTCATCATCACACTTATTGAAGTAGTTATATAAACCGTTTCTGTTTACATATCTTTCACAGATAACATCAGCTCTTAACTTAATTTCTGCTCTTATCTCAGGAGTATTGAATTTCCATTGGAAATCAAGTAACATTCTGGATAATTCTCTTTCAAGTTCAATAAGTACTTCTCTTACGTGGATAAAAGAAAGTGCAGATCTATAAAGAGTTTGTGCAGTATTTTCAGTTTCAATTATATATCCTCTATTTCTCTTGAAAACAATAGGATTCATTTGAGCTTGATTGAAGTTCTCAATATCTTCTGGATTGAAATCTTCTTCTAGTCCGGAAATATTAGTTATTCTACCATTTGTAACACCAGCCGCAATTGTCCAAGGAACAATATTACTAAGTGTTGAATTATGTTTTCTCATAAATGTGAGAGCAACATAAGCAGAAGGTGGAACATCAACTGGTCTTCCATTATCATTTACAGTTAAGTAAGGAGTAAAGTAACCTACTGAAGAAACACCTCTTCCATCACCGAATGAGTAAAGGAATGCTGGAGAAGAATTTGGATCACCTCCTGTTGCAATGAATGATGTTTGAAGAACACCTTCGTTGTTAACAAATGAAGGAGAAGATGAATTCTTGAATGATTTCATTGAAGGCATATTAAGTATACCGAAACAATCCAATCTTTCGCCACATATATCAACTAATTGTTGTTTACTTCTTTCAGCTAATCCTAATCCAAATGAGTCAACAAGATATCTGAAGTCAAATGCTTCTTTGTTTGTTGCTGCTTTGAAGAGAGGAGTTCCTTTTTCAATTAGATTTAGAATCTGTGATTGTTTTGATTCTGTTCCATCAGGCAAAGAATCTTGTCTTATTCTGAATCCTTTAAGACTTATAGCCTTGTATGTAGAAACATAATCATCCAATTGAGTGTACATAAATGTTTGTTTATCACCGAAATCTGAAATCTTGATCTCTGTATCACAAGTAATCTCAGCTAATGTAGAATCCCCACTCCAAAGTCTCTTCCTAAGAACTCTTGTTAGTTTTCTAGGCATTTCATCTGTTTGTAGTAGTGATTCATCATATTCTGCTTCTAAATAATCACCCACACTAAGCTCAGTATATCTACTTGCTCTAACGAGTATCTTATTTGGTTCTGGTGTCCAGTTTGCTGGATATTCAACTTCAACAGATTGTTTATAATTAGAATCGAAAGATTTAACTACAATAGTTTCATTTGCCCAAAGTGATTTAAGAGAAGTATCCACCGAACTTTCAAAAGGAACTGAAGATTGTAATAGTTCATCTTCAAATGTAACTATCATATTGAGTTCATTATCAAAGTGCATATCAAGATAAACTTTTTCATCCAAACTATCATTGTATGAGAAAATATTATTAACAGCGTTCACAAATTCTTCGGTGATATTCTCATTTACTTCAAATGCGTAGTAAGAATAAGTAGCAGATGCACTGAATCCATAAACTTGACCAGATAATGTATCCAAAAGATCAGCTCTTTGTTCTGATGTATAGTTGTTGCTATATCCATTATACGGAGCAGGTAAAATAATAGTATTAATAGTTGTATTCAGACCCTCATCAGATTTATAAGTAAATACTCCTGAGTTAAGAGGAGTAGTAAGTAAGAACTTATATCCAGAAAGTAAATTTACTTCTGTAAAGAAGGTATTATTCTGAGTTTCGATCTCTGTTCTTGGAACACCTAAGTAATCTTCCTCTTCTTGATTTACACCAAATACGATATAATCATATCCAGCGAGTGAAGCAGTTACTGATTCACCTGCTATGAATTGAACTTGAACTGGTGAGTAATTAACCTTTTGGTAAATAACATCAGTAGTATTTATAATACCTTGATCATAAGATTGGTACATTTTAGAGTATTGAGCAACAACCCCTTGTGTAAGACCTGCTGGTCTTGATTTAGTTACAACAGATTCTCTACCCATTATGAATTCATCATCAAGCTTGTATATTACAAGAGGTAAAGAAGCAGTTGCTAAAGTTATAACATCAACATTTGATGCGAAGTAACTATCAACATAACCATCATCAACAACAACATTTGTTGAAGGATTTGTAACTGGAACATCTATTGAAAGATCAAAAGATCTATTGAAACTATTGTTATTAACAACATTCTCTAATTGTACAAATGATAAGTTTAGTTTTTCAGATGGTCCACCAAGAGAATCTATTGGATCTATCAATAATACACCTTTATCTGATGAAAGATAGTCAATCATATTATTGAAAGTCTTTAACTTTCTATAAGCATCATAGTTTCTTGGTGTTATTGTTTGTGCAGTATTTGGGAATACAACTGTAAAGGATTGTGATCCATTAACAACATATTGAAAATCCACACCACTGACCAAAGGTGAGTAAGCATCATCACCACCAGCACTCAAAGTTGTATTAAAAGAAATAGAAACTGGATTAGAATTTACTCCAGAGAATGTTCCTGCAAAACAACTAAATGTTACGTATCCTAATACTATATCAGATGTGGCAACTAATGGGTTAGTAGAAGGTGTGTTTGTCTGATAAGATTTTATCTCACCATTTGTATCAACTACGAATGCTGCAACATATGATGCTGTTGTAGTAAGTGAGGATGAATAAAAAGATGATGATAGATTTATTACACCGTTTGATCCACCATTTGGTGAAGAAGTGTCAGTTATTTCTACATATTGTCCTCCTATCACTGCGTATCCATTAGGATTTGCGGATTGAATATCATATGTTACTGATATTGTTTGACCAGAATGTGTAAAAACATCCACATAAATATCATTTACATATCCCTCAGTGAACCAGTATGTTCTTTTGAATTCACCATTTTGTTCCTTTGGGTATCCTGTTAAGTATCCACCTTTAACCACTGCATCATCTGGATTTAATGTGTGTCTAAATACAAAAGATCCAGTTGTTCCAAATAATGCCATAACGTTACCTGGTCTATCCAAAACTCTTGTTTGGAATGGATTACTTTCTGTTATTGTTTCATTATATGAAAGGAAGTTGATTTTAACTTCACCATCAGAGGATCCATCATTTGAATCCAATTCGTTATAGTTAGTGGATCCTGAAGTTGGTGGATTTGCAGTTAAATCATCACCTACAAAGTTATTACCAATAAGGTCAACTAAACCTTTTGGATAATCTGTTTCAAATAAGTCAACATTGAATGCACAAAATACACCATGTTGATCAGTTCCTCTGTTTATAACAGTTTCTATGAAAATATTCTGACCATTTTGATCTCTGAAGTAAGGAATTAAAGAAAGTCCTTCTGCATAAGCCAGTGTTGTTATATTTCTATCATTAGAGAAATTTCTAACCTGTTCTTTTCTAAGACCACTTGGTGAGAAGTATTGAGCAAATCTTGCATCAACAGATAGATTCCTATAATCAGAGTAATCACCAGCAATAACAATAACATCAACTAAATAGTCTGATGCTAAATCATTTGGATGAACATAAGGTGGTACTTTTTCAACAGCACCATACCAATCAATAAGAGGAACATTAAATCCAGTTCTCTGTGATTTGAATGCAAAAATAGTTACATATTTATCAGATAAGTTTGTGAAGTTTAAAAGTCTTTTTTCCCATCCAACATTATTTTTTGTAAGATTAATAAAAGCATCAGTATCTTTTTTCCAGAATCCAGTTGTATCAAAGAACCTTCTATAAGGACCTTCTCTTTCAATATCATTCTGAACAGTTGTTGCACATGATAGTGACTGATATTCAATCTTATCTAAATTATCATCAGTTAAAAGCAAGTTAATTGCGAAAACTGGTGAAGCTTCTAATAATTTTGAAATCGTTCTGTGAAAGAACGAACCTTTTCTCTCAAGTTGTCTATCAAGAGGTCCAAAAACTCTTTCTAAGTCGCCTATATTAGTTAGACGAATTGGAGTATTTACTGGTCCTTTTTTAGAAACACCAATAACCGTATTTGTTATCCCCTCTACTATTGGACTTGAGATCACTGACTGGTCAAATTCTTCTATGAAGATACCAGGTCTTCTGTATTTACCGATTTGGATTGCCATATTCTTTAAATTTATTTTTTATTTTAGTTATATATAAAAGATAAAAACTCATTTTTTTCTATTTTTCCAAGTTTTTTATCTTTTCTTCTTCGACTTGCATAGTCTTCTCAAAATCTTCTTTTTTCTTCTCATAATTCTTTTCAGAAAGCGATAGTTCTTTTTGATTCTGAGATATTTTCATCTTTATTTCTTTTAAATATTCTTCACTTTTTTTCCTTTGTGAGTCAACCACTGCCTTTTGATCACTATTTTGTAGTTGATTGAATCTATCGATAAGATCAGATATTTGTTTTTGAACTTCGGATTGTTTTTCTTTATCCTTTTCTATTGATAATATGATTTTATCAACTCTTCTTTTCAGTTTATAAAGAGATGTTAGTAGAGTAAGATATTTATTTCTCTTATTAGAATCTTTTTGATTATTAAATACATTTTTCTGCAATTCATCATCAACTTCTGAATCTGTTTTATCAAGTTTGGAAAAAATAGACTCAACTGATGATTTTTTAGATTTGAATTCTTCAAAATCTTTCTTAATTGATTGAAGAGCATCTGAATTAGCTTTATCATTAGAATCAATTATGTTATTATCTGAGGTTGGTGTTATATCATCTGATATATCATCTTGTTCAAGAAATAAAGAGTAATTTTTTAAAAATTTCATATTGTATATATTAATATGAATATTTTCAAATTTTTGAATTAATTATTCTTTCTAATAGTCCTTTACTTATACTTGGATGTATATTAAAGTCCTTTTCGATGAAATTCAATAGCTCTTCTAAAGATTTTATATGTTTTGGATAACTTTCACATATTCTATTAATTAAAGAATCATTATTCAATAATTCTTCTTTTATACTAAATGTTTCATATTTTTTAATAGTCTTCATATTATCATACTTTATTGGAATATTCAGATCTTAATTTATCTACTTTTGATTTATAATCTTCTTCTGAAATATTATTCTTTTTTCTTGTTAATTGTAATTCAGATAGTTTATCAAGTAACTCCCAAAATATTTTTACTATTTTTGGATTTACTCTACTATTTCCGTCTTTATCTATTAGGTGCTGTCCGTTTCTAACTAATACAAAATGTTGATCTCCGCCTTGAAATAATCTCCAATGTCTTGAATTACCAGTATTTTTTATAACTTCAATTTTTGTACCTGATTTAGTATCATTTGGTGAATATTCTCTTTCTGTATTTTTAATGATCTCTCTTCCTCCTTTAAAAAAGTCATTCACTTTTTCCAATTTTCTTGTTTCAGATTTATAATTTGTTTCTTTTGAATCCTTCTCTTTATTTTCAGAGTCTTCTGATAAAATTATTCTTCTTTTATGATCTCCAAATCTTACAACTTCAATTTGTTCTAGATTTTTCAATAATTTTTGAAAATCATCTTTTACTGTTTGGTCAAATTCAAATTTTTTTCCAAAACTAAAGAATTCTTCTATTTTTACTAAGTGTTTCATGATATTATTATTTTATTTTTTGAATTTGAAATCAATTAATCCGAATTTTTTAAGTCTATCATAATATTCTTCTTTATTATACCATACTTTATCTAAAATTTCTTTAGATTCTTTATTAACAAGAATTTTTAATTCTTTTATAAAACGATTTTCATTTTCAAATTCAACATTATCTGGAGATCCATCAAATAAGTTCATTTTAGATTTAGAAAATTCAAGATTTCCACTACTCACTAATTGTTTAGTATTACTAAGTTCCATTTTAACTAACTTCAATGAAGTGGATTCTTTAGTTGGGGTGGTTCCTAAATTGACTAATGATGATTTAGTATCAATCACTTTATTACCATCTGATATAAAGAAGTAGTAATCACTATCTTTTTTCCCTAGATATAATAAATATAGATTACCATCTTTATTAGAAATTTTAAGATATAATTTCTCCTTTGAGTCTCTATTTAATTTATTAAATAGTGAATCAACATTAGATTCACCTAATATTACAAATTCTCCTTCAACTTTATCCGATACCTCTTTAGCAACTTCTGCAGCCGGTTCCACATCACCTCCTTTACCAATTGCTTTACCAGAAACATTATCTGATATGTTAAAATATTCTTTTAGGAATGTTCCTATAGCACCTTGTCTATAAATTTTTGGATCATCAATAAGTTGTGTGATGAATTTTAAGAGTATTTTACCAATTGGTTTTGCATTCCTATTATCTTTGTTCGGAGTTTCTCCTAATTTCGATCCCATTTCAGATAGTTTACCTTTTCCTTCTTCACTTTCATCAACTTTAAAATAAAATTTAGCATCATCACTGAATATAGTTTCAGTATATTTAGTTTCTCCTAAAATATCAAGTATTGCATTTTCCCATTTTTGATATATTTCTATATTTCTATAAGGACCAACACCTGGTTTATCTGGAGTGCCACTCTCACCACTACCAGATCCAACAAACTCATACTGATCAAATACTCTTCCAGCAACTCTACCGTCTGTTCTACCAGAAGGAATTCTTCCAGGCGTATGAAGTCTCCAAGCTCTCAAGAAAAGTCTTACTAATTCAAATATCTGATTTTCATTTGATATTATAAACTCCTCAGATATTCGTCCAGATTTCTTTATTGTTTCTCCATCTGATGCATCTATTTCGAACATTTTTTGGATATCTTCATCAAATATCTCATTAAACTTTTCTTCAATTTTTGAATACTCTACTCCTTCAGTTTTCTCTAGAATCAAAAAGTTATTATATGATGCTATAACTACTGATTCTTTTTTTAATTTTGGAACTAATTTTTCTAATTCAAAGAAAGAATTTACAAATTTTTTCAAAGGAGAAATAGCACTTCCATAACTACCAGTTAATCCCATATCTTCTTTGAATGATAATAGTATTCTTCCAAATAATGATACTGATTTTGCAACATCATTCACATTAACAGCTTCTTTTATCAATTCTTCAAATGATATTGGTTTTCCAGTTGTTGATTTGTTTAAAACTACTTGTTTACAAATTGTTTTAATATCTTTTTTAGATTGTAAAAGCTTTTCTTTACCATCTTTAGAAGAAGTTTTTAATAACTCTTCTATTTGAGGTATAAAATTTTTAATTCCCGATTTTTCATAAGCATTTATAACTTTTTTCCAAGCATTTTTTGAATGCACTTCATCTTTTTGTAAATTAGCCTCAGCTTCTTCGTATAAAAAAGAATATGATGCCTTATCTATTTTTACATTACCACTAATTTCTCTGTTTCCAGATTCAGATCCAGTTGATTTACCAAGTGGCAAATCAACACTCCATTTTTGTTTTGATATTGTAGATATTTCTTTTTTCAAATCTTCAATATTTTTATATCCTATTGCTTTACCACTTTTATCTTTCTTTTCTTTAGAAATTCCATAGCTATTAGCTTGTATATTGATTAGTTTCTTTAAATTATCGTTTAATTTTTTCTTATAAATCTCAACATTTTTATTATCACCTTTTTTCTGAGCAATTTTAATAGCCTCTTGTTCCATCTTCATTGAATTTACAAGAATTTTAGAAAACGTAACTGGATTCTTATTACCCACTAGACTTTTTTGTATATTATCATATTTATCTTTGTTAAAAGATGTTGATACATCTTCACCAGGTTTTTCTACTTTAGAATCTGGTGATGTTCCATCCAGATTATAAATCTTTAATGTTTCTACTGAGTTTCCAGTGCCAACTTTATTGTAACTCTCTCTACCATCATACTTTTGACCTTTTTGTATTAATATAACCCAAACTCGATCATTAGGCAATTTATCCCCCTTTATATCATCTTCAGTGAGCCACTTTTTATCTTCTGCTTTTTTAATCTCTGTTTCCTTACTTACCAATAAACATCTTCTCTTTTCTCCTTCAACATTTATATACATATACTCGCTACCAACTTTTAACTTGGATTTAGCAGAAATTACTTTATTTTCAAATGGTTCTTTTCCACCACCGAATCTAACAACATTAGATTTTATCATATTATGTAAATCAACTATTGATTGTAAAAAATCTTTTGATGTTTTATAAAATACTTTATTTGGGTCAGTAGAATCTCCTTCACCTTCTCCTTCACCCTCTCCTTCACCCTCTTCTTTGCCTTCTCCCTCCTTAGAGATTAAGGATTCTAAATATATTATGAATTCTTCGATTTTATCAATCATAAAATCTTCATCTTCAAACCTTGGACTCGTATTTTCAATTACTTCGATTATTGTTTCACATATTCTTATTAGACTTTCAACATCTTCCTCGTTGTCTATACCTTCCTTTAACTTACCCATCAAATCACTTGTCATTACCCAAGTGGATAATTGCTCAGAGACATTTATTTTACATTGATCAACTAAACTATCAAAATATTTTTTTGTAGCATCAATAACACCATCCATTTTCTTTAGATTGCGTTTTGTTTTTATTTTTCTGCCTATTGAACTAATAAGAATGCCAACCCAAGAATCTCCCCAGTTTACATCATTAGCAAATGCCTCATTTATTTTTGTATATTTGTTATAATTACGACTATTTAGATTCTCTAAATATTGTGAATGAGTTAAAATTCTTTTCATGTAAAAAATATTTTTTTCTATATATATTAAATATATTTTTATATATTTGTATAAATAAAAAAAAGATGAAGAATTTATTTTGTATAGATTTGAGATTGTTTAATCACATAACAATTAATAAAGTTACTGATAAGTATGGAATTCCTTTCGAAAAGCTTTGGGAACTTAAAAAAGATGGTGTTGCCAAAATATGGATTGATGAAACTCCATATGACGGCAAAAATATATTAATCGCTTATAATACAAAAAAATCAGATGAAATTATATTTACAGATACGTTGAAAGAACATCTAAGTAAAATGGATTTCATGAAACCTGAAAAACGAAAACTAGATACAGATTCTATTCTTGAAAAAATATCAAAATTTGGAATTTCATCTCTAAAAGCGGATGAAAAAGAATTTTTGGATAATTTAAGCAAATAATAATATCTAAAAATCTTTTAAGTGTTCTATTTTAGACACTTTATCTCCTGTTATTTTTTCACGTAATTTATCCTAAGAATATTGGTCGTCATCCATTAGTGATTTAATATAATTTATTAGTTCTTCATCATCGGAATATTTAACCAACATAAGATTATCTATAACTAATGTTTGTAATTCATTTATTATCATATTTCTATCCATATTTTATTGAATAGTGTATCAATATCTTCATAACTTATATGGTTATCATTTAAGTATGTTTCCACTTTCATTATTTTATCTTTTATTTTATCATCTAACTTCTTATTAGTGGCACTTTCAATGATATGGAAACCTATATCATCACCATAAGGAAAGTTCCATCTATCGTCATAATAATAAAAAGCAGATCTCACTGCCATTTATTAGTATTTTAAACTGGTTTTTAAAGTCAAAAAATACTACATCACCTTTTAAATTGCTCTTTATACAACGGTCAATTATTTTTTCAACTATTTTACCGAAATCATCAGTATTTTTTATTAAACTTCTTTCAATAAGTTTATAATCTAAATTATGTTCTTTTGTATGGTTATATTTTACAACCCAACTATTATAGCTTTTAACATTATTTATAGATTCCAGATATAGTGAAAATTTCCGTATATAAAATTGAATACAAACCCTGCTGATTTCAGTAGGGTTTTTTTATTTTCCTAAAAAATCCAGTCTTGAATTTTCCTAAAAATAGAAATAATATATAATACATAAATTAAATAAATTTAAGATGAGATTTGAAGAACTTATAATTGATGATAAATCAATAAGATCAGATAAAATGATAACAAAAATTCTTTTAGAGAAAGGATTTTACTGGTTAGTAGATTCAGAAATAGAATCAGCTAAAATTGAAATAAAAAACAACACGCTTATTTGGCACAACGGAATATTCTTCACAGGCGACTGGGAATATGGAATATTTAAAGATGGTCAATTTTTTGGAAATTTTATAAATGGTATTTTTGAAAGTGGTACTTTTAAAGGTAAATGGTGCTCTGGCATCAACATGCAATCTAAATGATATAAAAAATAACAAATTAAAAATGAGAAGAAAAAAAGTAGAGGTATTGAATGAAAACAATTTATGGGATTCTGAAATTATTAAAATAGGAAATAGAGAAGGAAATTATTATTTTGAAATTATAACTGAACAAACAAATGATATAGGAGAAGCTGTTGCAATGATGATGAGACTTAAAAGCAAATGGAATGACCCAGTTTGGGATATGAAAATTGAAAATATAAATTACTATGATATCGAGCCATCAAAAGCAATTTACTGGTTGAGTGGAGGTGATGATGAATGGAGATGGGGAACTACATATAAAAAGAATTGGAACGAATGTTCATATGAATTTCAATCAGAATTTGGAATGACAATAATATCAATAATAAAAAGCTCAAAAACACTTAAAGATATAAGAAATGGATTTAAAAATCATATTAATATAATGGAATTGTATGAATTTGCAATAGAAAATAAAATAGTTTAAAAAGAAAAGAAACCCACTCAAAAAGTGGGTTTCTTTTTAATATATAGATATATGAATGCACATTTCATAGATATAAACATAATTCTTAAACAAGATCAAAAACCTTGGATTGTCTCAAAAGATAGTCCTAATATTCCCATAATGAAAATTGATATACACCAATTCAATTCATTTAAATCTGGAATATACAAACAACATAATAATAAGATCGATTTCAACGGAGAAACATTCTACCTCTCAAATGATTTTATGAATAAGTTGAAAATTAAAACTAAATTGAATGATATAAATATTTCAAATTTAGCAATTTCAATGCAGGAATTCTTAAACCCTGGAATAATTGAAGATATGAAATTCTCACTTGATATGTCTTTATTCAATTCTATCATAAATACGAATGATCATATTTATATAATATGTTCAAAAAATAAAAAGAAATTCTATACAAATCAAATAGAAAAACTTCAATATGAATTAGAATCAATAGGACTATATGTAAAAAACTATTACTTTCTTTCAGAAACTTTTTATAGTAGAAATTCAGATGATATTTCTTATATTAAAGTAAAATTATTATTACAACACCTTATTGGATTGAAAACATTAGATGGCGAAAGAATAACTGACGAAGATATAGAAAATTATGAAAAAGTTACTTACTACGATGATGAAAGATCATCCATGGAACTTGCTAAGAATATAAATTCAGTACTTGAGAGATTACTTATAAACACAGAAGATAGTGTTAAATCAATAGTAAAAGATAGAATAAAAGCAAAAGAAAATTTACTTCATTGTAAGTTTTACACACACAATAATTCTAAAAAGTTTGAGGAAACATTAGTTCCTTTGGAATTTTCTAATGTAATAAGAACATTTGAAAACTTCAAAACGAATAGACTCTAATAATTTTTGAAATCACTTTCCCAAATTGAAGAATAATTGAAACCAAGTGATAGTAATTTCCTTTCTCTCAACTTCGTTTCTTCATACAAATCGCCATATTTCTTTTTCACCAAAGTATTCATAGAATCTGAATCATATATCTTAGGATTTCCATGAAAAAAATCTCCTAAAAACTCATATACCGTATTTGTATCAGGATCAAAACCATCGACTTTTAAATTTAGTATTTTATGCTGCCTTTTCAAATTTTTAATATTCAAGGAATCTAACCAAATATTTTCTAACCTTCCATACTTCTTACCACATTCAGGACATCCAGATCCTCTTAGGTGAGAACCAGCATTCTGAGCGAAATCCCCATGATCTGAGCAAGTAATAATGACTTTCCTTTTGTTTGAAAAATAAACAGATTTTGAATAATCATACTTCTCACCATGAACCAATCTCGATTCTTTTATGAATTCACTAGTTGTTTTCTGAATATTATTGTTTGAACATTTTGAGCACCCAACACCTCTTATATGAACATCCGGTCTTTGTGAGAAATTTCCATGTTCTAAACAAGTAATGATAACTTCTGTTTTGTTGTTTTTATATACGACCTTATCATAAGAAAACTTATTACCATGAGCCTTCAAAGATTTTAAAATAAACTCATCAATATTGCTCTTACAAACACACTTACATTTAGGACAACCAGATCCCAAGTAATGATGCTTTGGAAACTGATAGAAATATCCATGTTCTGGACATTCTATTTTAACTTTTGTTTTAGAATTGGTATAATCACTTTCAGAATAATCATAGAATCCATTATGTTTTTCCTTAGATCTATTGATGAATTCAACTAAATCAATCTTTTTCATTTCTTTTTCATAAGAGCTTCGTTGATAAGATCATTCAATTTGGATCCATCGATTATCTCACCTTCTTCATTGGAAGAAGAAGATTCTATCTTTTTAACTGATACAACATCTGTTATATCAGATCTTAATTCTTTATAAAATTTCTCAAGATCATGTCTCATAGTAGAAGCAAACTTTGAATTCTCACGAACTTCTTTAATTGTTTGATTTATTACTTCGTGCATACGAGCGGAATTATCTCCGTTATCTACTTGTCTTAATTGGGAAAGAAAGTTTTTTCTTGTCATTTTTTGAAGAAAAAGTGTTTCAGCATAAACAAGTGCATCCTCTTTCATCTTATTTCTAATATATCCATTCTTCTTTAATTCAGGAAATTCCCCTAAGTAAAGATCAACTAACGATTCAAGTATTTCATTGCCTTTCTGAGAAGCGGATTTTAAATCAGCATCATAATCGTATAATTCAATCTGTCCAAGATCTGGAAGATCATCTATTGTAGCAAGATGCTTACTTATATCAAAATCAGATGTTTCTTCTTGAATAAGATCAAATTCGTCCATTAATCTTTTCTTTTCTTTATCAACTTTTGCCATTTAGTGAATTTATTTTTATGTATATATTAAAAAGAAAAATTCCATTTTTATACATTTATATATACTATTAATGTCAAGGGCAAAAGGTATAAATAAAGAAAAGGTGGGATTCTCTTTGGATAAAGAAGTTGCACTAGACTTACAGAATTTTTGTGAAGAAAATTCTGTGAATAAATCACATCTTGTGAATAGATTGATAAAGAAGTATCTTGAAAGATCTAAAAAATGTATTGAATAATAATGTCAAAACAAGTAATATGGACAAGTAAATTAGTAGAAGAAAAGATAGATCTTCTTAATATGGGAGAAATATTGAAAAATATTGAAAATCCATTCCATGAAAAGGTTGTAGGTCTTCGTAAATCTGGACTATCGTTCAGAATGTCACAAAATGAAATAGATGAGTATATAAAATGTAAAACAGACTTACATTATTTTGCGGAAAATTATTGTTGGATAAAAGGAGAGAAAGGAGAACCTGTTAAAATAAAACTCAGAGACTATCAAGAAGAAATACTTGATAACTTTTTTAAAAACAGATTTAATATACTAATGTCGAGCCGTCAGACCGGAAAATGCGCACATTTCAATACAATTATTTACATAGAAAATAATAATCAAAGATATTTTACTAGAATAGGAAGTCTGTATTACTATATTTTATCAAAAAATAGGAAATTTACATTTTTGGAAAAAGTTAAAATAAAGTTATATGATATACTATTCCTACTTGAAAAGAATTAAATTCATGAAAATAATAATAATTTTAATAAAATTCATAATTCAATTGATAGAATCATTTGAATATAGAAAAATGGATCTAAATGAAGATGATTTATCAAAAAAGATATTAAACTCATTTAAAATATCTGGATATAGAACTCTTTCTGATACTGGATTTGAAGAAGTTAGTCATATACATTTAACACAGCCATATAGAAATTATGAGATAAAAACAAAAAATAGAAAACTTATTTGCGCGGATAATCACATTGTTTTTTTGCAAGATTATAAAGAGATAATGGTCAAAAATATATTACCAGGTCAGAAAATAATAACTGAGGATGGTCCAGAAGAAGTTTTATCAATATCTAAAAGCCATTTTAAATCATCAATGTTTGATATAACCGTTGACCATCCTAACCATAGATTTTATTCAAATGGAATTCTATCACATAATACAATAACATCTGCAATAACCATATTGCATTTTGTACTTTTTAATAATAATAAGAACGTTCTAGTTACTGCTAATAAATTAGATACTGCAACTGAAATCTTGGATAAGATTAAGGAAATATATCAAAGATTGCCTTTCTTTTTACAACAAGGAATAAGAAAATGGAATGAGAAATTCATGTCATTTGAAAATAAAAGTCGTGTAAAAGGATTTGCTACTACAAAAACAGCTTCTATTGGTCAATCGGCAGACTTTTTATATTTAGATGAGTTTGCTTATCTACCTGATAATATTGCTGAGAAGTTTTACAAATCTGTTTTCCCGACTATATCAAACATTGAAAACTCTAAGATAATAATAACATCAACTCCAAATGGACATAACTTATTTCATAAGCTTTTAATAGATGCGGAAAAACCAGAAGGTGAAAAATCATCATATGCCGCAAAAAGAGTTTATTGGTGGCAAGTTCCAAAAAGATTTGTAACTTATATCAGAATGAATAAATCTAAAATGGATCATTTTAAAATTGAACCTGATGACATTTTAGATCACATAAAAGAGTCTTTCCCTAATAACAAATCAGAACTAACATTTGACAGTGAGATGAATAAATGGATTGTACATGTTTACAATTCAGATGAGTGTCAAGAAGAGGATGTTGCAAAACAAGTAATCAATGGAATTAAGATAATAGAAATTGCTGAAATAACAACCTGGAAAAAACAAACAATAATTGATATTGGTGGTGAAGAAGCATTTAATACTGAATTTGATCTTAGGTTTATAAACGCAGCTCGATCTCTATTAGACGAAGGATTGATAAAAGATCTGGATGACAATAAGAAAACCTTTGTATGGAAGGAAATTGATGAGTTAAGTGATAAGTTAAGATTCTCATATAAAGATTTGAAATGGCATCCAGATAATGAAATATATAATGAGCAACTAAGAAAGGATATTGATGTTGTGATGTCTGTGGATATATCCGAAGGATTGGGTCAGGATTTTTCAGTAATCAATATTTTCAAGATAGATCACAAACCAATTGAATTGATTCAAAGACAAAGTAGTAGGTATAAAAATATAAATGATTTTCTTCAACTAAAACAAATTGGAATTTTCAGAAGTAATATAATATCTGTACAAGAATTATCAGAACTACTTTATGTTATATGTTTCGAACATTTCAATTCTGATAAGGTTAAGGTTGTATTAGAAGTGAATACGTATGGATATGAATTGTTGGCACACATTCCAAATGTTTTTGAAGGAAATAATAACTATGGTTCATCTGTTTTTGTAAGATTTAAACATAGATCAGACGCAATAGAAGAAAAGATAGGACTAAAAGTTGGAGAGAATAAATTAATTATGGTTAAGGACTATCAAGAAATATTATCTGATAGGGGAATATGGGTATCAGATTCAGGAAATATAGATGAGATGACAACTTTCATAAAACACACAACAAGTCAGGGCAATGTTACGTATAAGGCAGATGGTACAAAAACTGATGATATGGTAATGACTATTGTTAATTTAACACAGATATTCAAGAAAAATGATTTCAAAGGAGTTGTTGAGGAATATTTTGATAATATTGAAGATACAAATATTAAAAATAAGATAGGTGAGATATTAGATAAAATGTCATATGATGAAGGAGTTGATTATAAACAACTATTAGAAATAAGAAGGAGAAATGTTTCTAATAACCGAAGACTTTCAGAAGCTAGAAAAGGGTGGGGATTAGATGGCCAAATCTTCACCACCAATTAATTCCAAATTTAATTCTCCATCTTCAGACATTGTAACAATATCAGATAAATGTCCAGCACCAACAAAATAAACACCTGATGTACTATTAATCAAAAATAAATCTCTCATAGTGGTCGCAATTCTTGCAAATTTACCAGCCATATTAGGATATTCTTTCCAATTTTCAGGCCATTGTAAATCTTCACCAATATCAAGGAATTTAGACAATGTTTCTTCATTAGATTCCTGTTTTGACATTTCAACAAAGTCAATATCATCTTCGCCGATTTCACTAAGAAACTTATTTAATTCAACTTCACCTAAATTAAAAATACCCATCTCAGCAGACCAATCTGGAATTGTTTTTAATAGAACATCAAAAATTGTATCACCTTCTTCAGTGTATTCTATAAGATTTTCTAATCTTTTGTTTTCTTTTGGGTTTGAAAATAATGAATAAAGAAATACATATTCTTTATCTTTTGGTATTTCACCACTTTCAATTAACTTTTTATCCCAAGAACCCATATATTTATCAGGATCTAATTTATCATAAAATGATGATTTAGTTATTGCTTCATTATATTCCAATCCAATTCCTTCACCATAATAACCATATTTGTTAGCTACCTCAAGAATATCACTAATCAAATCTTCAGATAACTCTAATGGTTCTTGGTGCATATCACCAACTAAGATTTTTTTATCATTAAACTTAATAACACCATAAGGAGCGACTTTTGAATTTAGATTAAATTCAAATAGTTTATATGTCTTTAAGTACTTCATAATGATGCTAAAAACATTTCACTTTCTTTTTCTCTTCTATCTTGAAGTCCTGGAAATTTCTTACTAACATTAAATGTTAAATTCTTTTAAATCAAATATCACTTTTCAATTGTAAAGGTTTACAATTTTCTTGTGTAAAATCTTTTTCTAAAACCGGCATTTCAATACCATTTACTTTTAGGCTACCATTACCACAAGTAGCTTCTGGAATATATTGTTTAATAAAGTTAGCTATTTTGTTTTTTGAAACTAAATCCATACCAACTAATTTAACTCCTTCAAACTTCTTAGATTCACCATCGTTATAACCTTGCCAACTTTCATAGTATGTTGCTTTGAAGTCATTTTCAATTGATTTTTTTAGTATTATTATACCCTCTTTATTAATCATAATTTCAAATGGTGCCTCTTCTTTTTCAAAGTTGTTGAAACTGGTGGCGATGGATCCAATATGGATATTATAATTTTTACTCCAAACGCCTTGGAATGAGGGGCTATCTATTTCATCAGCTGTATTAAATCTACCAATAAATGGCTGATGTTTTTCATCAAATCCAAGTTCGAGGTCGTACCAATCCCATAAATTATATTTATTATTTGCAAGTTCACCTATGATAAATTCAACTCTATTAAGAAAACAACCTTCGATTTCCTCTGAAGTAAAATAAAAATTCAACTTTTCATCACTAAATTCTTTTGCTAAACTATATCTTTTCTGAGATAATTCTTTATTTTGTTTATAAATAGGATCTTTCAACAACGGGTCCAACCTTTCTTCTTCTTCAGCTTTCTTTTTTTTATAGTTTTCTTCTTGGTTTCTTTGGTTTATCATATTATCAGCTGCTGTACCAATCCTTTGTTCTTGTGGAGTATTTCTATTACCTGCTTTTCCAACTAGATACTCTGGACTAAGTTCTTCGTATGTTTTTAAGTATTTCATAATTACAATTTTTTTATATTCTATATATTAATAAAAAAAACGGTTAACAAATGATAAACAACATTAAAACGATTGTTTATCATCGGACGTTATAAGTAATTATATAAAAAATAACCACCTACAAAAACAATAAGATATACCATAAACCCATACCACCCAATTTTATGAGACATCCTATGTAATCTCATTGTTTCATCACTTTGTTTTCCGTAAACAGGTGGCAATCCTGGCAATGACATAAAATAAAGGACTAAAAATATCAATCCCATTAATACTATAAATACTATAAATGTTAATTCTTCTACCATATTTTTATTTTTTTATATAACTACTTATAACAACAAATATAAGAAATAAATTTTGTTTTATCTATTTTTTCTAATTCGTCACTCAACTGTTAGAATATAATTCTTAACACCCGCATTTGGAATAGCCAAAACATTTCCAAGACTCATCTGTTCCATCACCCATTTATGTCTCATAGGTTCTCTATTTTTAACCTTACCAGTTTCCAACCAAAGATTCATGAATCCACCCTTTGAATATCCTTCAAATTTAAATCCCAAACTATCCATACTATTTCCAATATTGTGATCATAATCAGAATAAAACTTAATATATTTTACATTTACAACATTGTCTCCAATTTTTATTGTTTTGTGATTATTTAAGAAATGTTTCAATAATTTTGAAGAACCTCCTGATACATGAGAAAACCTTAGTGTACCAACTCTTATGATCTCGATATAATCATTATTCTTTCCAAAGAAATTCTTACCAAAAGTATATAACATAACCAAAGTTCCAGCAGGAATTCCGTTCTTTTCTTTTCTTGTGAACAATCCAAGATTTAAACTAGCTCCTCTTTTCCCATAAAAACAATTTATAGATTCAAACTCTCTTGCCACTTTAGAATCCACTATTCGTACTTCACACTCTCTCGCATAAAACTGATTAGGAGTTTTCTCAGCAGCGTGTAAGATATATGATTTTAAAACTTCTTTCTTATTCTCATCATTCCACTCAAAATCTTTTATCCAAAGTTTAAATGAGTTATTCTTCTCAGATTCAACACTTAGGTTATAAAAATAATTTTTATCAACTCCTTCAATATTATATTTCGAATAAGCAATCGGAAATTTCTCAGAAGGAACATATTCTATTTGATAACTACGTCTTCCACCAGGATTATCATGCCACAAAGAGAAATTTAAATTCTCTCTTTTATAATCAATATTATTTTCATCTAGAAAACCTTTTATTTCTTCTATATTTTGTAAATCTTTTTCGCTCATTTTTTTAAATTAATTTTGTTCAAGTGTAACAGAAAGACCGGAATTTTGCAACTTTTCTTTCATAATAGATAATTTCTCTAATTCTCCCCATTTAACATCACACTTTCCATTAAAATGTACAATATTTGCACATTGTTCAGCTTGATGTAACTCATGTCCACATATTTTTATAAGACAATCTATAACCCAATTGAAAGAATTGTACTCATCATTGTGTAAAATGAGTTTATATGGCATTGACAATATTTCTTTAGATATTGATTTTGTCCTTTTTTTAGTTTTTGTGCTCATACGTGATTATATTGAATTTTTTAAAAAAGTTTAGTTAAATATTTTTGAAATTTGATGTTGTAACATCAATTATCTCTACTCTACAAGGTTGCTTTTTAGCCCAATCTTCAAACATAACCAAATGCTCTTGGCGATCGTCATACATGACAAATTCATCAGGATTGAACTTATTTATCAACTTTTCAAATAATCTGGTTTTAAAATGGTAGGTATCACCTCCTGTATTCAAAGCAACAAGATCAAAAGAGAGATTATGATGATTCAAAACCTTTTCAACTTCTTTTCTAAGTTTTTCAACTCTTCCAGTTGCTAGTATAACCATAGTATCAGCATCTTCTTCTTTTCTTACCATGTCCTCTAGATATTTTATATAAACATCTCTATCAACAGGAATATCAAAAATATCCAAATCCAAAGTTTCCTTTTTCGACCACCATCCTGTATAAGGAAAAACGGTTCCAGTTTTTTCTTCCCAAACCTTTTTTCCAATTTCTGGACCAGGCGTATGACAGAGTGTTCCATCAAAATCATATGATACTATTCTTTTAATCATTTTTTATATTTTTTTTAATAGAGGCTCATTTCTCATATATATACAAATATAAAAAAATATATTATAAAAATGGAAATATTTAAAAAACTATTAGATAAAATTGATATCAAAACATTTTCAATTATCCTACTTTTAATAATGTCTTTAATTCTTGGTTTAGGATGGTTAAATTCAGATACCAGTAGCAAAAAACTAATAGATAAAATAGAAAAGGACAATAAAGAAATAGAAATAGAAAAGGGAAAACTATTAAAGGAAATAAAAAAATTAGATACTAATATTGAAAAAGTCACAAAAGATATTCAAGAAAAAGATGATAAAATAAAAAAACTTGAAATAAGTTTAAAAGAATATGATAGGAAGCTATTACAAAACAATTCTGAACTAAAAAAGGAAAAAATAAAAAGATCAGAAACTTTGAAAAAAATAGAAGAGATGGAAAAAAATCCTATAAAAAAAGAAGGGAATCATTTAATTGAATCTATCAAAGAAAAAGTAAATTAACTAAAATGAAAAAAATACTTACTTCAATAATAATATTATTATTCTCAATAAATGTGACTTTTTCACAAAATGAAGAATCTATCATAAGATCAGATACAACTATCTACGAGATCTCAGATGAGGATTCTTCATCTATTGAAACATATTCAAATGATTGTGAATATGAAATACCAAATGGTGATTTCCCACAATATGTTACAAAAAATGATAAAACTATCGGTGTTATATTGACGATAAAACAATTACAAAATATAGACTCAGATCTTGAACTTTTAAAACTATTCAAACAATTAACAATTGAATCTAAAAGTATAGAAGAATATTATATAACCATAGTAAATGATCAGAATTCTAAAATTATTGTATTAGAAAAAACAATTAATGAACTAAAATCACTATCAAATGATAAAGGTATAATTATTGAGGACCTAAAAAATCAAGTATCTAAATATAAAGAAGTGAATGAATTATCTGATGAACAGATACAAAATGATCAGATAATAATAGAGAATCTAAAAAATGACTTAAAAAAAGAAAAAACTAAAAAAATTATTGGAATATCAACAAGTACCACTATAGGTGCTGCTCTTTTAGCTCTTACGATTTATTTGGGAATTAGGTAAAAAACGAGTTTTTTATACTAATATATAGAATATAAAAAATATCTTAAAGGATGAAACATATTAGAAAATTTGAAAACTATCAAACAAAGAAAAGAAGAGATGAGATTATCAAAGAAGCTGTAATGACAGTAAATGATATCTATAGAGTGAATACCATGATTGATATTCCACAATCTCTTATCAATGCTTATGTTAAAAAAGTAAAAGACACAACTGGAAAAAATCTTAAACAACTATTCGGTGATGTTGTCATCGCAGAAGAAATTGTTAAATTCATAGCACAGAATTACTTGAATGTAGATCAGTTACCCGCTGGAGCACTAACTGGAGATGCTCAGATACAATCACAGGGACAAGGTCAAATGCAAGGTCAAGCTCAGATGCAAACTCAACCACAAGGTCAACCAGAGGGACAAGGACAATCTCAAGTACAAGTACAGACACAAGGTCAGGCTCAAGGTCAGGCACAAGGTCAAGATCAGGCACAAGGTCAGGCTCAAGGTCAGGCTCAAGGTCAAGGTCAGGCACAAGGTCAGTCTCAAGGTCAGGCACAAGGTCAGGCTCAAGGTCAGGCACAAGGTCAAGGTCAGGCACAAGGTCAAGGTCAGGCACAAGGAGAATTTGAAGAGGTAGATGAAGAAGGAGAAGAGTCAGAAGAAGATGAACTTCCAATTTAATAATTATTAAATATTAATTAATTTAAACCCACCAATAGGTGGGTTTTTTATTTTAAAAAATTAATATATATGTCATGAGATATTTAAAGACTTTTGAAAACTTTGATTTTGACTTTGATTCTATAGATTTAGATGAGTCAGAATATTTATATGTAGAAGATTCTCAAATTCCAAATGCCGGAAAAGGATTGTTTACATCAATTGATATAGAAAAAAATGAGATAATATCCAAATTCATAGGAGATATTTTATCAGATTATGAAGCAGATATCAGAGCTGATAGAGGTGATGATGATTATTTCATGAATTTACCATCTGGTGAAATATTAGATTGTAAATTATCAGATTGTTTTGCTAAATATGCCAATGATTCAGAAGGAATAAATAGTGGATTTAAGAATAATTCGTTTATTTCAATGGATGATGAAGATAATGTTGTTTTGGTTGCTAAGAGAGATATTTCGGCTGGTGAGGAAATATTTGTTAGTTATGGAAAAAAATATTGGAAAAGAAATAAATATAGAATAGTTTAGATAATGAGATATATAAAAAAATTTGAAAATTATAATAACAATTCAATACTAATAATTGTTGACGTACAGAGATCATTTCGATCATTCTTTACAGAAATGTATATTCATAAATTAAAGGAATATTGCAAACAATTCACAGAAGTATATCAGATTTTCGATAACCATCATGAAGGCAAAAATGTTGATAAAGATTATCTATATGATGATAATCCAGATATTCCAATCAGTGATGAACTCTATACATTTCCAAACCAAAAAGATATAATCGAAAAAAGATATAACTATGATGTGAATGTTGATTTTTATAAAAAAATCTTAGATAAAGAAACTTATAAAGAAGCTAAAGAAAAAGAAGATAATAACACTTTAAAGAAAGGAGATTTGTTTAAAACAACCGAGGGAACTGCAATAGTTTATATCGGGAATAATCATAATTGGTTTCATATTCCTAAAAAGCTTTATGAACTATTTTCAAATATTAATGGAAAAGAAATTGTGATTTCCGGAGGAAGTGATTCCGAATGTTTACAAGATATTTACATTTCTGCTAAATCGATGGGAGTTGATATTAAAAGAGATCATAGATTCATATATTCTGCATCACATTGTCCTATAAGGTAATTTGAAAAATAAAAAATAAAATATATCATATGCCATCAAAATCAAAATCTCAACAACGTTTAATGGGAGCAGCTTACGCTTATGCTACTGGAAAAAACAAAGATGTTCCAGAAGAAATAAAAAATGTTGCTAAATCATTTATGAAATCTGGAAAAAAGAAAGGAAAAAAGGCTCTTAGAGATTTTGCCAAAACAAAACATAAGAGCCTTCCTGAGAAAATAAAAGAGAATTTTAATCACATATTATCATTTGATGATTTCAAATGTTCAGAATAAGAAATTGATTTATCAAATGATTCTGAAAGATAATCTGTATAAGAAATTGATTTATCAATGCTCTCAGAAATATATTCTGAATACTGAATCCGTTTTGAAAACTTTCTCTTTTCTTTGATCTTTTTTATACTATCCTTTAGATCATTCATCAATTGTCTCTGTGTTTGTTGGTAGAACTTCAGCCATAAGGAGATCACTTCCATCTAAAGTAAGTGCCCATTTTTGAATATCTTCTACCAAAGACTTTGCTTTTGCGTCATAATAGTTGATTATCTTAGAAGCATCTCCGATTCTATTTAGAAGTGAAGCAAAAGTACGAGCTTCTTTTGTAAGACCTTTTACTTTATAACCTTGTATAAGATGATAAACATATGTCAATTCGGTTGCATTCATCTTAACCGCGACAAGCTCACTATCATTCTTAAATTTAGTGTCGTATATAGACTTTAGCATATTATCCAATTCCAATGCCACAAAAAGTGTATTAACATCAAATTCTAATTTTTTCAACAATAAATCACTAAGAAGATTGTATTGTGGTCGATTAAAATAGAAATTGAATTTTGCTTCTCTAAGCTCATTCTTATAATCTACATAAAGTGATTGAGCATTTGCATAAATCAAATCCTTCTCTATATCACTCATTCCAACTCCATTGTTGTCACTCATGTATTTTTCTACAGATTCCATTTTAGAATCTAGACTAGATTCAACATCAAAATCCATTATTCTAAACATTTCTTCATTTTCAAAGAATGTCAACTCTGGTTTATTCACTACATTTTCAAATTTTTCTTTCATTTTTCTTTTTTTTATTTTTTTAATCCTAATTCTTCAACTAGTAAATTTAGTGATTCTAATTTATCTTTAGATTCACAATATTGTGTAACCCATCTATCATGTTCACTCAATAAGTCAGAATGCTCACCAATTGCTGCTAAATTTGCATTTGATAGATACAAAGATAAGTTTGCTTTTGATTCTTCCATTTGAGACTCATATTTTTTAGTAAGGGCACTTATATAAATTTTTGATATATTCATAATTTTTCTTTTTTCTTTTTTAAAAATCAAATTCTTCTACACCGTCCGACTTTTGTTTTTGGTATAGATCTTCAACTTGATTTGCTCTCATTACTTTTTCAGTTCCCCATTTATTAATAATACTAGCGAAAGTATTAAGATCCGGCCTGATCATCTTAATCTTACCACTTTCAACATTAATTGAAACTTTATCCAATTCCTGTTCAATTAGAATTTTTATCGATTCTGCATCAAAAATATTTAAAAGATCTTCATTCATCATCACCAATAATTCTTTTCCTAATAGGAAAGAATATTGATCAGGCAATTTTGCGATCTTTATTAATTGTTTTTGACTCTCAGATCCAACAAACTGAAATCCAACTTGGATTGGAAAAGATTTAGTATTAAAAACACTATTGAACTGATTAACAGTATCATCACTTAATTCATAAAATTTGTTCATATTCTTTTTCTTTATTATAAGTAAAAATGGTTAATTTGTTTAAAAAAATATTAATTTAATAATATAAATTAATAAAATAAAAGAGCATATTGGCAAAAGTATTCTATAAATAATCTTATTGATTTCCAAAGAATCTAATTGTTTATATCCTATTATAATAAGATAGGAATACTTTTCAACTTTTTTAACAGGTTCGTAAAAATCATATAATTCTGATAATCCAATTGAATTTAAGTAAGTACTTAATTTAGAAACATATTCTCTTATATAAGATTCTGAAATTTTATCAACATCAGATTTTTTAAGATCATAAGCTTCTCCTATCTCATCACTAGGCACATTCAGTACTGTATATAGACGATCCGCATTATCGATTCTAATATTGAAATTAGACTTTAATTCAACTCTTTTGGATTTAATTATTCTTTTAAAGAAGAAATAGTTTTTAATATCTTTAATTAAGCTCATATCATGTATATAAAATTATTCCAATTTGTTTAATTTTGAAAATTTAACATCTATCTTTGAATAATCTACTGCATAATATCCATTTTTATCATCCACAAGAGCTGATTCAAATTCTGTTCCTATAAGTTCTTGTGCAATAACACCCACATAAATCTGATGTGAATTGAATTTGTATGTGAACTCATATATGTTTATTCCAAGAGGAGAAGTTCCTATTTTTCTTATAATGTTTTTAAGTCTTCTATCAGAAGAAGATACTTGTATATTCCTTTCATTTGTTGAGTTGTCCATTAAATAATTCCTAAGATCACCACTTACAACACTTGAAATACTTGATAAAATACCCGTCATATTATCCATTTTTTTACCAAGTTTCTGCAGCTCAACTATATTAGGATCAGATTTAGAAGTTCCACCAGATGTTTTTACTGTACTTTTTTCACTTGTTGATTTTTTCTGATCTTCAAAATCCTTTATTAATTCAGCAAATACACCACCCTTTTCTTCTATCCTGGTAAGAACATCTTCCAACATATCAGGATCCATAAGTGAGAGCATAATCATATTACTCGACATTCCCTTTACCAATGAAAGTTTCTCAACATCCAATCCTTGAATAGAATTAGAAAATTTATTCATAGTAGATCCTAATTTATCAAAGGCAATTGCCAACATTGTTATATTTGAGACAGCTTGTTCTAATGGAGTTTTTCCACCGAAAAAAGATGAAATACTCCCCATTATTCCACCAGAACCCAATCCACTGAAATTAAGTAATGAAATTATATCTTGAAATTTCTGAAGCGCATAAATAGTTCCATCAATCCATTCTGGTTTTGGATATTTAGTATAATCCCCTTTCGATATTTCTAATGATATCTCATTTATGGATTCACCAATTGATTTTAAAGTGCTCTTTATTTTTCTAGGACTTATAGACTTACCCGAAAGTAATTCAAAAACTGGAACAAAAGCTTGTATCGATCCTGAAACCCCTCTTACCCATTCTTCTGGTGGTGGATTTAAAAAGCTAGCATTTGATTTTGAGAAAATATTGGCAGATTCTATAAGACCTTCTGTTATCATAAGTATAGCACCTTTCATATCACCCACGGATGGTCCAGAACTAAATATTCCAGAACTTTTTGCGAGTACCTCAAAAACAGGAGTAAATGCACTTAAAGCACCACCAACTCCTCTCACCCAAGATTCTGTCGGACCTCCACTCCAGATATCACCAACACCTGCAAATTTCTGACCGGAAGTTATTATACCATCTGTGATAGTACTTATTGCATCTGAAAATTCTTTAGGTCCAACACCACCGAATAATATTTTATTCGCCATTAACATGCCATAAACTGGAAGAAATGCTCCCAATGCCAATGATATTCCAGATGACCATTCTTTTGTCGGACCGCCTTTATAATCTCCTGTTGCTAATGTGAATGAAATGTCTGATATAGTTTGAGCAATTCCTTTGATAGAAGATATACCTACTTCCAAAGTACCAGAATCAATTCCACCGATAACCATAATACCCATGGAAAAAGCAATTAAACTCATGCCAACGCCAGATGACCATTCTTTTGTCGGACCACCTTTATAATCTCCGGTTGCCAATGTGAATGAAATATCTGATATAGTTTGAGCAATTCCTTTGATAGAAGATATTCCTGATTCTAAATCATCAGAATCTATTCCACCGATAACCATAATGCCCATGGAAAAAGCAATTAAACTCATGCCAACTCCAGATGACCATTCTAAACCAGGATACTTTGTGTAATCACCACTTGATATCATCTTATCAACAATTGGTATAGCCATAGCTATTGACAGTACGGCTTCTATACCAGCATCAATTGGATTCTCTACTAATCCAAGACTAAATGTACTTGCTATACCTCCTACTGAATTCACAACACCAAGTAAAACAACTGCTGTTCCAAAAAGAATCAAAGATGTTCCAACTCCTTTAGCCCAATCTAAACCAGGATACTTAGTATAATCACCACCTGATAATATCTTATCTACTGCAACTATTGTTCCAGCGATTCCCACAATTGCTAAAGCACCAGCTGCTAAAACTACCGCACCAGCACCAGTTGATACTATTAAACCAAGTACAAGTGCTGCCATTCCAAATCCAACTAAAGAAAGTCCAACTCCTAAAGCCCACGAAAGATTAGGATAAGTAGAATAATCACCTAATGATAGAATTCTAGATGTTAACATAATAACGGTTGCAATAACTGCAATAGAAATTCCACCTTTTATGAAATCACCAGGACTTCCAAGTTTACTCATAGAAAAACTCAAAAGTCCAAACGCAAGTATAGATAGTCCAGTGGACATTCCCCACATTAAATCAGGAAACTTTTCATAACTACCTAAAGATAAAATCAATGAAGCTAACATTATTGTTGATGCTAAAATTAATATTGATTTACCACCCTTTATGAACTCATTTACATCACCCATCTTATTCACCGCTTTTACAGCCAAAGCTAGTACTACAACAGAAAGTGATATTGATGCAGATAATAAAAGAAATTTAAAAATACTTGAAATTTCAACTGGTGCCATACCCATCAAAATCCAAGAAGCGAGAGTAACTGCAGCGGTAAGTGCGAGTATAACAATAGTTCCTTTTTCAATATCCACATAATTTACATCCTTTATACCAGATAATAAGGGTTTTACAGCATAAGAAAGAACTACGAATGTTGCAGATATAAGAATTGCTGTTAGTGCCTGAAATAATCCTATCGGAACAATCGCTTGAAAATACCAAGAAGCTCCTACGATGGCTAGTGATAATGCAATAAGAACTATTGGGATAGCTGCAGCAGCTATCGCCGCAGTTGCAGGATCAATTCCTTTAAAAGATTCTATCAATTTCCCTATTCCATAAGCCATAACTCCAAAAGCAGCTGCTATCAGAATGGCGGTTAGTGCTTGGAATAATCCTATTGGAACAACTGCTTGTAAAATAACTGATGACGCGACGATGGCGATGGATGTTGCTATAAGAACAATAGGAAGTAAGAATGAACCTTGTATAGCAACAGCAGGATCAATTTTTCCAAGAGCATTTAATAAAAATCCAAGACCAACTGCGGCTGCGCCAAATGCAGCAGCAATAAATACAACAGTTATAAGTTGAAAAAGACCTACTGGAACAACACCAGCAAGTATTCTTGATGACACCATTATAGCAAAAGACATCGCCACAAGAGCAACAGTCGCGCCAACAATTTTACCTGCATCAATTCCCTCTACTTTTGAAATTCTTGCAAAAGCCTCTGCCATTAGCGGTAGAGCAAATGCAATTGCAAGTACAGAAAGAAAATCGACACTTCCAATAAGTTTAAAAGCCAACCCAATCGCTAAAATAGCACCTGCAATCAATCCAATGACAGCAACCCCATCTTTTATCATTTGTTTGGTCTTACCACCACCAGCTTCTTCAAAAACCTTACTTTCGCCGGATGTTTGTTGTTTTTGTAATTTTATTATAGTTTCTTGATTATCTAAAATCTTTTTAGTATCTTCTTTTATAGATTTTATTCCTTCATTTATCTCTACTAATTGTTTTGAAAAATCCCCTGATTGTAATGAGTTTCCTACATCAGATTTTACAGGCGATTTTGATTTATCAAGAGATTCACTTAACTGTTCAAGTGCAATAGAAATATTATTAAGAGCATCAAGTAGCTTTTGGTCCATATCTAACTTTTATTTATAAAGTATATATAAAATATATTCTATTCTTTAATATATACTATATGAAAAAACAAGTCAATGTCATGAACTTTAAAAAATTCCTTTCCTATTTCAGTTTGAAAGAATCTTATTTCAAAGATTCTAAACTTAATTCAATACTTGATAAGATGAACAAAGGTGTATCAATAACTAGTCGTGAGCAGAATTTTCTCGACAACTATGATAACATCATAGATGATGAATTTAAAGATGTAAAGATGCTTACAGCAAATTCAACATTCAATCAAATTATAACACTTTTAGAAAGAAATAAAAAAATAATATGCAACATTTCTGATAGAAATGGCACAATTGGACTTCCCATAAAGAAGATTGAAAAGAATTATGAAAACGAAAAGATCATAATAGAAGTTTCCGGTGGTGAAAAATTAGAACTAAAAGATAATTTCTTTTATGAGATAAATTATAACTTTGATAAAGACAATTACTCACTAGAAACATCAGATGAATTCTTTGAAAAAATACCAGTTAAGAATGATTAAAAGATTTAAGGAATTCAATGAATCAATTTCAGGAACAGAATTTGTTGGATCATTTGGTCCAAATTATGGGGATACTCAAGTTAAAAACAAAACCATAAGTTCAAATGATACATCAGTCATATATTCTGATCTAACTGGTGAAATATACACCCACGATGATTATAACTCAATCTATCAGGAATATTTGAAAATAGGAGGAGAACCTCTTCACGGATTTAATTTAGAGAATTTAAATAGAGTTATTTCATTTTTATAATTCGCCATATGTTATTGTTTGCCAATATACTTCTCCTGTAAAAGAAGACATAGTGTTAGAATTTATAACAAATTGTGTATTTGCTTTAGAATCTACACTCCATGACAAAGCGTCTTCGCCTGAAATGTTTATTGAATAGCTATTATTTGGATAAGGGCTTGTAAAAATAACAGAAAAAGTTCCACTGGAAAAGGAAGCTCCATTAACTACACCTGATTTTATTATATTATTTCTTGTTAATGTTGATCTTTCATGTATCTGTGAGAATGTTCCAAAATTTGTTACATTATCTACAATATAAGGAACATATACTGTGACTATGCCTCCATTAACTGTATTTCCACTTAATCCAATTGTCAACATAGATGGTTCCGATAATCTTATTGTACCAACTCTAGAACGGCTTTTAATTATTTTAGAAGAATTTATTTCAGTAACATTTGTATAGGGTATTATAACTTCTCTAGAATCTGATAAACCAAATTCAGATAAAGACGGTGTTATTGATATTGGTGATGTTCCTGAAAGAGATCCACCAGAAGAAGACGATTGCACAGTACTTAATCCAACTGAAATAAAAGATGTCCCAGTTGTTGATATTGCGTTTTCTGTCATTATAAAAGCATCTTCCACAAATATTACAGATCCACTTGGAAACACAGAAGATCCACCGACACCTGGAGAACTTATAGAACTCACTGAGAAATCATTACCTTGCTTCATATATCTTTTTGTATCAACAAAATCATGTCCGAGTGATGTTGAAGTTGTTATAAAATCATCCTCTAATCTATTTAATATCTCTCTTGTAACAAGATAATTATTAAAATTATCACTCCATCTAAAACTTAATTTTTGAGGAGGAATTCTACCAGGACCATACTCCAATAACCTTGTCCCATAGGAAACAGACCAAGTTCCTGATGTATGTACTCTAAGCGTGTCTGATAAAATGAATTCAAAGTCTCTATTTATCCCACTTACAGATAGATTAGGATCAAGAGTAACAACAATATCCCCTGTTGGTGTTGCAAACGAATTGTTGCCAAAAAAATAGACCGTTGATGATGTTTCTCCCGCTATCAAAGTATATGATGTGGTTTGCGCCCAATTTCTTCTCAGTGTTGTTTCATTTAACGCTACATTATCCCTATACCTTAATATATTTGTTGAATCATCCCACACAACAACTTTATCAATTGAATTATCATTTTCTAATATTCCAACTTTTGGCATTCCAGTCATTCCTATACTGAAATAATCATTTCCATAATAATCCGAAACATTAAATAATGTATTTGATGGTGTCTTACCAATTGATACTGATGGAAATCTAAATCCACCATCTATATCACCATTTACATAAAGAACACGCCCCTCATCATTTCTTAAGTCCATTAAAGTATGTGTATCCGAAATTCCACTATCAATAACAAATCTTGCCCAATTAGGATCACCTAATGACAAATCTTGCTCTGATTCAATTCCATCAATCAATATACCAGATCCATTTATATGTAATTTCTTCAAAGGATCCGCAACCGATATGCCTAAATATCTGTCAAAAGTAGTAGATGATGTAGATGAAGGATAAGAACTTGATGTAGAATAAACTAAATCATCTGATTCAGTTACAACTCTCGCAGTAGCACCAAGAATCGGAATATACTTTAACTCACTCTCAAAAAGAATTCTACCTTCTTTACCATACTTTATCTCAGATATATCTATTTTTGTATTATCATCTGCAACTGTCAATAAATCATATATCTCAATATTGCCAACATTATTTATTGTTGAACCAGACGCAGCAATCAAAGCACCATTCGTTACAACAACTTTACCAGCAGTTCCAATATCCAAAGTTCCACGAACCTCTAAATCACCATATATGTAATATAACTCATTATCCGGCACAGTAATTGTTTCAACTGACTCAATTATGTATTTTGGTCTTCCCTCAGGTAAAGTAGGGAAAACACTATTTATCTCTATTTCAGTTCCAGGACCATATGAAAAAGATATTCCAGTTCCAGCAATCAAATTTGCTGATATAATTCTTTCTCCTAAACCACCAGTTGATATTGTTATTCCAGTTGCACCAATTATCTCTGTTAATAATTCAATCTGTTGCAAAGTTCCAAAACTGAAAGTAGCAACCGAACCAGATCCTGTTAATTGACCATTCAAAATAGTTATATTTCCCCAAGAATCAATTCCACCATCAACATTAAGATCACCATAGATAAGATACTGAGAACCAGTACTTACACTTAGAGTAAGTCCTAAAGGCACATCATATCTAAGAGTCCAAGGCTCTTTTACAAACTCATATTTCGTCCATACTCCTTGTATAAATGAAAATATAGCATCAGTATCATCATCAACTCTTATCGTAGTACCTTCAGTTGGTATAGTTGGGTTCCAGTTTGAACCATCCCACTCAACAATATAATCATCAAGACCCGACCAAAGACCTGATCCAGAACTAACTAAGTATCTATCACCAATAGTAGGCGATCCTGGAGGTGTTCCACTTATAGATATAACCGAATCTAACCATTCAGTAGTTGTTGGGACACCAGATATATTTATAATATCCCAGTTTAAGTTATCCGAAATATCAGGTGAACTTATTTGTTTTAATTGATAAAAATCATCATCATTTATAATATAAACCAACATTCCGAATTGTCTTCTATCAGTTGTTATAAGATCTCTATCAGATAGAGTTTGCACTGAATGCAATCCACCTAAGATCTCATTGGATAAAGCAGTCGCAATTGTCATGCCAGGCGAAAGTGGCCTTATAGGTGATGAAATTAATGTTCCTTGATTTAATGGCATAATTTTAAATTAATTTTCTTATATATTAAATTTTTATATTCTTTAAATTATCATAAATTAACTCAGATATTTATAAATGATTTCAAATTATTCCAAAGCAATTCCCAAATAATATTATCTTGATCATATTTAATTCTAATTAGATTAATAAAATTTTCCTCACAATAATTATTTTTTATTTCATCATTTATTTTATATTTTTCAAAAGCTTCAACTCCACCAAAAAAAGAAATTGGTTGAAAGTGTTGAATACCATCAAATTCTATACAGGTTCGTAAACTTTCGATATAAAAATCGAACTTAAGGTAAGATTTATTACGACATTCTGGAAAAATATGCTCTCTTATATAAGAGATTTTATATTTTTCAAGAAATTTACTTATTTCTCTCTCACCCTTCGAATCACTACACATTCTACAACCACTTCCGCTTAGATGTGATCCCGGCAATTGATGAAAGTGTCCGTGTAGTGGACACTTTATAGTTATTTTTGCCAAACTATTCACATAAAATGATTTTTCATAATTATATTTATTATTATGTATTTTATTTGATTGTTCAATAAATTCTTCTAAAGTTAGTGAATTTCTTAACTCAGGTGCATATATCAAATGGTTATGTGGTAATTGCTCATATATTTTATTATTGTAAATGATTTTAATAGGAAATTTGCATGAAATAAAATTGGATAATGAATAATCATATTTATCTCCCCATTTTCTTTTCGATTTAATTAAGAAAATTTCTTGATTTAAGAAACCTTCTACTGGATATTTTAAATGTGATTTTGGTAATTGTTCATAGACTATACCATCATGAAGTATTTTCACTTTAGTTTTTGAATTTTTGTATTCAGTTAAAGAATAATCATATTTATCTCCCCATTTTAATTTTGCATCCATTATAAATTCCTCCGTGCTATATTTCGGTATGTATATTCTGTCTCTATATTTATCACCACATTTTTTACAACCCATTCCTCTTAAATGTGAGTTAGCAACTTGGAGAAATTCACCATGTTCTATACAGATAATAATAACTTTCTCATTAGAATAAGTATAATTTGTTTTTGAGTAATCATACTTTGAGTTATGAATTTTATTTGACCTTCTAATGAACTCAAGAGTATCTACTTTGTCTTTTTTTCTTTCTGGTGCATATATCAAGTGATTCGATGGAGTTTGTTCATAAACTATACCATTGAATATAATTTCAACCTTCTCATTACAATTTTTAAATTTAACGAGTGAATAATCATACTTATCTTTCCATTTATCTTTAGATTTTTTTATAAAATACTCTAAATTCATATTTGATTCAACAGATTGTCCTTGAAGGTGTGATGAAGAAGTTTGTTCAAAAACAATATCATCATAAATTATTTTTATTTTTTTATGAGCACCTTCATATTTAACCAATGAGTAATCATATTTATCTCCCCAAATACTATATGCTTCTTTTAAAAAATTTTCTGTTGTCTTAATGGGAGTGTTTTTCTCAGGACACCTACCCATTAGATGTTTTACCACACGCTGCTTATATAGTATATCATCAAATACAACATCAATTATATCATTTGATTTTATAATATCATTCAAATTTAAATAAGAGTATTTAAATCCATGCGTATTTCTTGCTTTTTGGAGGAAATCATATTTATTCATTAATTATATATAAAATTATTTCTTCCCCCCTTTGATTCTTTATTGTAAAAAAATATTTCATAATCACATAAAAAATCAAAAGGGGGAAATATTTATTAATATATACTTAAAAAATAATAAATAAAATGGCTAAAACACAAACAAAAGAAGTAAAAAGGTTTGAATTCTCAAAAGTTGGATCGATTTTGGATAACATCTCTAAGTCAATTCCAATTCAAATTGAAAAAGAAATAAAAGAGAAAAAGTTTATATCAACAGGCGTCTACATAGTAGATGCTGCAATGTCTGGTAGATTATTAAATGGTGGTGTTGCAACTAACCGTATTAGTGTTTTTGCAGGAGAAAGTGGCTCAGGAAAATCATTTTTAGCATACTCTGTGGCTAAAAATGCTCAGAAATCTGGATACTCAATAATTTATATTGATACAGAACAAGCTGTCGATCTAGAAGATTTGCCAAAATTCGGAGTAAGTAACGACTTAGATAAATTTAGATTGGTTAGATCAAATAAAGTTGAAGATATTAATATAACATTAACTCAATTAGTAGATGAATTAAAAGAACAAAAATTAGCAGGATATGAATTGCCTAAATTAATGATTGTACTTGACTCATTAGGACAAATGGCTTCTAATAAAGAAAAAGCTGACTTATTAAAAGGTGAAATTAAACAAGATATGACCAAAGCAAAAGCAATTGGTTCTATGTTTCGATCTATTAATAATGATCTTGGATACTTAGATATACCTATGATTGTGTGTAACCATACATACTTGACGATGGATCTTTTCCCACAAGCAGTCATGAAAGGAGGTTTATCACTTTTATATTCAGCTTCAGTTATTGGATTTATGACCAAATCAAAATTGAAAACTGGTGAAGAAGATGATATGGATTTAGGACAATCAGGTATTACTGTTTTATTTAAAACACAAAAAAATCGTTTAGCAAAACCTAAAAAAATAAGATTTGATATATCTTTTGCAACTGGCATGAATTCCTTTACTGGATTAGATGCCTTCTGTCGTCCGGAATATTATGATAAAATAGGAATTGCAAAGGGTAAAGAAGAAGTAGATAAATCAACTGGTGAGATAACTTTTAAACCAGGAGGAAACCGTTGGTTTGTATCACATTTGGGAAAATCAGTAACGACTAAACAATTATTTACGCAAGAAGTATTTACATCAGAAGTTTTAAAAAAAATGGAACCAATAGTAAATGATTATTTCAGATTCAAATCGATTGAAGAAGTTGAAGAAGTTGAGAAAAATTTCAATTCAATTATTGAAGATGATGAAACAACTGATTATGATGGTGATTCATTTGACGCAGAAGATTTATTTGAATAATTATGAAACAGATTATCTTCAATATTTTAAGTCAGAAAGACCTTTTAAATAAAGGTTATGATATAGAAGAGCTTTATAAGGCAGGTATAGATAATATTATTTTAAGTATAGAATACTATCATGATAAGCCCTATACCTGTCAATCTGTTCTACAAGAATTATTTCAAAGGGGGGTTTTAAAGAAACTAAAAGAAATTTGATTATCTATATTTTATAACTCCTCCTATATTATTGGTACTTAATTTCATATGTTTTGGATAACCGGTTGTTTTCAATTGATATCCTGTTATCTGATCTGGGAATTTAGTAAAGTATTTCACTAAGTCAGATTTTATTTCATCAATAGAATCATAGTCTTCTTCTTCAATATTCATAATTTGAATCAATTGTCTGATATTATTTTCAACATATGATTCTGCTGTTAACTTATGTTTTAAATTAAATTCTGAAAATCCTTTTAAATTATCCATTTTGAGAATTATATATTAAAATACTTTTCATATATTTGTGATATGAGAATAGAAACACAAAACATATTTTTCATTTCAGATCTGCACATAGGCCATTCCAATGTAATAAAATTTGACGAAAAAGATCACCTAAGTTGAATACAATATCATCCTCACCAACAACAGAGTTCCACCTCTCAATTAATTCAGAGTGCATCTCATTAACGTCTTTGAATGGATTTAAAAACTGCAAAATGGTTTGTCAGTCAGTTGAATGGCAAAATATACCATATCATGGGGAACCATGATAAAATGAGAGATATGGTTGAACTTGGAAGATTTGAAAAGATTTTTGGAGATTCAACTGGACTTGGTGGAGCTACAATACAAGTTCAAGATTCTGATTCAAACAGAGGTTATCAAGATATTGTAATGTGTCATTATCCTATTCTTTCTTGGAACAAATCACATCACTCTTCCTGGCATCTTCATGGACACACCCATCATTCTCTGAGTAAGAATCCTGATATGAAATGGTTCTATGAGAGGAAAGTTCTTGATATGGGTTGTAACGGTTGGGATTATACACCAGTATCTTATCTTCAAGTAAAAGAGATAATGAAGGAGAGAGAAATTAAATCAGTAGATCATCATTCATGAAGTCTTTCAGATCAGGGGAAGATCTCGATCTAATTTTAATATATATATTATATTATATATCATGATGTTACATGTTTTTAATAATGCGAAGGGTTAATTCCTATAAATTCACTATCACCTTTAACATCTTCACAAGATAAAATCCATTTAAGAAAGTTCATAGTTAATGAGATAGTTATTTTATCATCAATATCTGATTCTAATTTATCTTTATCAATAAATTTATTTAATAGAAAATTTATATCTAAGTGAGGAATTTCTTCGATTTCTACTTTTTTATTAGATACTTTATTAAAAATATATTCTTTTATATTTTCTCTAATAATTTGTATTTCTACTTCAGTGAATACAATCACTTCAAAATCATTTTGAATATCTTCGACTTGGAATATATGTTTTTCCGAGTCTATAACATTTATACTACTTAAAGAAACACCAAATTCATTTGCTATCATTTTTTCGTGTAATATAGATGATTGTTCTATTCCTTTCCATATACAATCACGAATAGAAATAATTTTAAATTCATCTGATTCAAAGAATTTAAAATTTTCAAATGTTAAAACACCATCTTTTTCCATTGATTCTCTATCATCGAGAACATCATTTATTACACGATTTATATTTTTAATGTCTGATAATCCTTTTCTTTCTAAAAAGTTTTTCAATTTATCACTATTTCTAAGGTATTTACCTAATTTCGAAGGTCTAATCTTATGATTATCAATATAATCATCTATAAACTCATTTACGAGTTGATAATACTTATTTGCGTCTTCTGAATTTTTTATCATAATAGTAGTATATATATTAAAAAAAATATATTATTTTTAAAACAAACAATAATTTCTTTATATATAGTATTACGGAATATTCCGATAAAAAATCAAAAAAGAAAAAATAATGAAAAACGTTTTCGCATTAATGTTTGTTGTTCTTTTAGCTTCTTGTGGTGCTATCACAGAACAAGAAGTAGAGGCTGTTGACACAACCGCAGTTGAAGTAGTAGCTGCAGAAGTTGAAGTAGTTGAAGTTGATACAACAGTTGTTGATACAACTGTTGTTGCTCAATAATCTAAAAAGACATCAAATTAAAAAGGCCTCCCAAAGTGGAGGTTTTTTTATGCAAAAAATTTTTTAATATATAGATAATGAATATCTATTATGTATATGCTTATTTAGATCCAAGAAATCCAGGAAAGTTCAAATATGAGGACATTGAATTTGATTATGAGCCATTTTATATAGGAAAAGGAAAAAATTCAAGAATGATAAGACATTTGGATCCTAATAATGAACACAATCAACTAAAGAAAAATAAGATAAAAAAAATAATTGGTAGTGGATTGATCCCTATAATAATTAAGATAAAAGAAGAAATTTCAAATAGTGATGCCTTAAATTTAGAAATAAAATTAATAAATATAATAGGAAGAAAAATAAGAAATAGTGGACCTCTTTTAAATTTTTCAAAAGGAGGAGAAACGTTTCTTGGATATAAACACAAAGAAGATTTTAAAAAAAAGTTAAATAAAAGAGTTATAAAATACGATTTAGAAGGCAATAAATTAGAAGAATATGAATCTGTAAAAGAAGCTGGTGAAAAAAATAATATCCTACCTCAAACAATAAGCAGTTTTTGTAGTGGATCAATTAAAATATCTAAAGACAATTTTATTTTTTTATATCATAACGAAAAGTTTGAAAAAAGAGAAAGAAATAAAAAGCAATATGTAGTAGAACGAATAGATTATAATAATAGTATAGTAGAATATGATTCTCTTACAGATGCTGCAATAAAAAATAATGCAAACCTATCAAAAATAAATAGTGTTTGTATGGGGAAAAGATTCCACACATCTGGATATCTATGGAGATATAAATGGCATACAGATAAACTTAAATTCGATGAAATAATAAATAGTAATTTTAAAAAATATATTGATTTAATGGATTCTGAAATAGAATTTGAAGGAAATATGTATAAAAATATACTTCATTTAGTAAAAGAAAAAGGATTGAGAATAAACAATATAATTAAAATGATAAATAGATAATGAATTTCACACAGACAAAAACATTCTATAATAATAAACCAATAGAATATATCATAAAAGAAACTTATAATGACCTTAAAGAGGATAGAGAATTTATTCCACGATTTTCTTTAAAGAAATTTAAAGGATTTGAGAAAATTCCTGTAAATGAGCCAATTAAGTACGATGAAAAACTTATAATTAAAGCAATTGAATATGGCCTTGTTTTCCTTATTAACTATAAAGGAGAAAAAGATAAAAATTTTGCTGGACATGAAAGGGTTATCTATCCGATGGTAATTGGACGTTCCTCAAAAGGAAAAACGCTTATAAGGGGATGGCACCTAAACGGTTGGTCTGTATCAAACAGAAGGCATATTAATAAGATATGGAGACTTTTCAGAGCTGATAGAATATTATCTATGACTTTTACTGGTTCTTTTTATAGGTTGCCTCCTGCTGGTTATAATATGAATGATAAGGGAATGAGAGGTGGTATAATAGCTAAAGCAGATTTTAATCAAATAAGAAGGAATCAACAGAAATTAGTTCAGCAGAATGCGATTCAGAATAGAGATGAAGTATCACTTGGAACAGAAGAAAGGAAATTCGCTACTGTTAGAATAAAAGCAACTGATACTAAACTTGATCTATTGAAAGCAGTTGAGAATCCTTATATAAACAATTTGAAAGATTCAGAAAGTCTAAGGATATCATTTTTAAAGAGTATTTATGGAAATCAGTATATTGCTATACTTGGTGCGCTTGGAGAGCCTGGCAACACCGTAAAAGTACTTACTGATAAGGGAAATAATATTGGTGTTTTTAAAGTACTTGACTCAACAACTGGTAAAGTATTGAAAAGTATAAAAAATGTAAAGGGCAATAGCATCTATGATCTTTATATTTTTGATAAAAAAATTTAAATGGTGAGGATACTAAAGTTTAATCAAATTAATGAATCAAATGAAATAAATATATGGAAATATAGATTTTATTTTAATATATAATACTATGAGAATATTTAATTATAAAATTTTTAATGAGTCTGCTTCTATTGGAGATGATGATGGTGTGAATCAAATTGTCCAAAATTTATCAAGGATAATTAATGATATGAGATTTAAGTTGTTAAATCTTATAGAAATCAATTCAAATATAGATGTTAAAGAGGAATTAGATCTTTTAAAAGATGAGTTTGGCGAGGATGTTATTAGAGATTTGAATATAGAAGCACTACTTAGAAAGTTATATCAGATAATTTCACTTAAAGGAAGTAACATAAAAGAAAGAATTTCAAATGAAATAGATTCATATTTAAATTCTTTAGAAAGTAGATTGAATAGTCAAAAAGAAATAAGTGATGATGATCATTTTGATGAATTTGAGGGAGAATATTCAATTCTGCCAAGAAAAAAATACGAAAAAGAGAAATTTGGACTTCAAGTTGAATTAATGAAACTACAAGAGTGGGTTGTTAAGAATAATAAAAAAGTTGCAATTGTATTTGAGGGTAGGGATTCTGCTGGAAAAGGTTCGACAATAAAAAGATTCATTGAATATATGAATCCTAAATATTTCAGGGTTGTTGCTCTTGGAATACCAAGTGAAGAAGAAAGGAACAATTGGTTTGGAAGGTATGAGAATCATCTTCCTAAAGAAGGTGAAATAGTTTTTTTTGATAGAAGTTGGTACAATCGAGGTGTTGTTGAGCCGGTTATGGGATATTGTACAGAAGATCAATATGATGATTTTATGGACAATGTTGTTAATTGGGAAGAATCTCTAATAAGAGATGGTATTATCTTGATAAAATTCTGGTTCTCTATAACGAAAGATAAACAACAACAAAGATTTAAAATAAGACAAGAATCTCCATTAAAATATTGGAAGTTTTCACCAAATGATGCAAAAGTAGTTGATAAGTTCGAAATGATAGGAGAATTTAAAAATATTATGTTCCAAAAAACATCAACAAGAACAACTCCTTGGGTTGTTATAAACTCCAATGATAAAAAGATCGGAAGATTGAATGCGATCAGATATGCTCTGGATAAGATAGATTATGATGATAAAGATGAATCAAAATGCAAATGGTATCCAGAGGTAGTTAATGTTTTGTTGTAAAATATGATTTAACACAATTAGAGATTCTCTTTTTTAACTTTAGAATATTTATATACACCTCTTAGTAAAGTCCCATTAAATACATCAGGGAATTTATTGGAGAATTCTGAGGAAGCGAATTCCTCTTTAATAAAATCTAAATATCTTTTAATAATCTTACTCACAAGCTATATATTTAGTTTTAAAACTAAAAAAATAAACAATCCAAAATTATTGAATATAAACCCTATTATAGTTTATAAATTAAAAATAAAATAAAATAATATGAAAACACAGAAAGAACAACTTAAAGAACAACTTGGAAAAACAGTTGAATTGTCTAAAAATTTACAAGAACCTAGTAATGAAGATGAACAACAGATGTTAGATAATATTATGAATGAAATTAAAGATTTAGATGACTATTTAGATGAAATATCAACAGTTGAAGGAACTGATGGTAAAAAATACAAACATAAAAATAATAAATTAGAAGATGAAAATGGTAATATATACACAAAATCAACTGATGATACAGATTATGTTTTTTCAATTGTAAGTAAAGAAACCGGTAAAGAAGCTAAATATACTGTTTATAATAAAGATTAGAAAAATAAAAAATTAATTGTTCTTAAAAATTATTAAAAATATACGGTGTGTCTTTTCTAAAATTTTCTAACACTAATGTTAATTCGGAGAACTGAATCACACTTACACATAACGGTAAAGTGTATGAGAAGGTTTGTTTAGATGAACTTTCAAATTAGCACAAAAATTTTTAACAAACTTTCTTATACACCTTGTTAGCACCAGTACGGTTTATTTGGTATAATTTTAAATTTGGAATATTTATATATAAACAAAAACACAAATGGAATTGAGAAAATTTATAGCAACAACATTAAGAGAATATCTTAATGAAAATGTAAATATTGAATATTATGAACACGGACAATGTGAATTATTTGCATTAGCACTACATAAAACATTAGGTTATGATATGTACTTTTTTATTGATAATAATGCAGAATTTGAAACTGATGAGGGGTTTGATTATGGGGATGCTTTGGTTCATGCATATTGTAAAGACAAAAAAGGCAACTATTATGATGCAAGTGGATTAATAACATTAAATGATATTGAAAACGACCACGCTGAATATGTTAATGAACCAGAACATATTCTTGTAACAGAAAAAATGTTTTATGATTATATCCAAAATGGTTTTATTTCAAAATTTAAAATAACTGAACTAAATAAACTTGAAACTTATATAAAAGAAAATGTTTCAAAATACGCAGTTCGGTAGTATTGGTGCTAACTATTATATATCTATAACCGATTCAAAACACTTATCAAATCTACTAAAATTAACGAATATTCTTAAAATTTTCGAGTAAAAATTAAGATGTAAAAATTATTCTCAGATAAGATTTACGATCAAAACTTTACAGTTACTTTTTAAACATTTCTAAAAAAATTTGATATAAAATTCTATGATAATATATCCGCCAGAAGAGTTAGAAAGGATAAAAAAGGTCCAAGAAACAAATCAGAGACTTGAAGATTTCTTTAAAGTAAGAAGAGAAGAATGGAACAATAGTGTTGAACCATTGACTGAGATTTTTAAAATGGATCTAAACACACAAAGTGCAAAAAAGATAATGGAAGTTCAAGCACTTTCTCTCAGTTATAGACAAAAAATAAATGATGAGGTTTCAGTTTTTCTTGAGAAAAGATCCAAACAAGATGTTAAGTTAAAGAAGCTAAGACAAGATAAATTCATTTATTATGCTACTTCTTTTGCCGTTAAAACAAATACAACTGAAAAGACGATAATGATAGAAGCTCATATTGCAGAAGAAAATAGAAACATAGAAATAATAGATAATTATATTGACTTTCTTAGATCAACTAATAAAAACATTGAATCTCTACAATTCACAATAAAACATATTATCGAATTGTTTAACTATTTAGGAAGATAATGGAAAAGTTAATAGTAAAAGAAGAAATAAAATTTTTAAATAATACCATATTCAAAAAAGGCGATATCATTGATAAATCAGATACATACAATGTAGAAATAGAAAGTGGAAATATTGTAATATTTTACACAATGATTGAAAATTTTGTTGAACCATATCATGATATTGATATAAAAATATCAAATCCTTCCGATGACGAAGAAGAAAAAATATGGAGAATGCAACTCGATGTTAAAACAACAAGAAAAAAAGCAATAGAAATAGAAAATTTTTTAAGAAAAACTTTAAGAGATTTTATTTAATCCTTATATTTGTAAATATAAAATCCTAAAAAAATGGATGAAGACGTTAAAAACTACTCAATAGGTGTTGTTGTGGCAAGATTTCAAGTTCATGATCTACATGAAGGACATCACCATGTTATCAAACAAGTTGTTGATAATCACAAAAAAACCATTATATTTCTTGGAGTTCCAAAATTTGTAGGAACAAGAAAAAATCCTTTGGATTTTGATACAAGAAAACGAATGGTACAAACACATTATCCAGATTCAGTGATAATGGCAATTCCAGACCAATCAGATAATAAAAGATGGGCAACTGAATTAGATAGAAGAATCAGAGAAGTATATCAACATGGTGAGGTACTTATGTACGGAAGTAGAGATTCTTTTATACCACACTATAAAGAAGGTGGTGGTAAATTTGAAACAAAAGAACTTAAACCACTTTCAACAATTGCTGGAACAGATATAAGAAAAATATTATCTGATCAGGTTAAAAATTCCCAAGACTTTAGAAGCGGTGTAATATATCACGCATATAATCTATTTCCAAGAGTTATTCCAACTGTTGATGTAGTTATACACAATTCAGATAAAACTGAAATACTATTGGCAAAAAAATATGATGAATCAAAATGGAGATTCATTGGTGGATTTCTAAGACCCGAAGACGATAACATAGAATACGCAGCTAAGAGAGTTGTTACAAAAGAAACTGGTAGAAACACAGTTACTGCAGATTACAATTTTCTATTTTCTAAAAAAATAAAAGATTGGAGATTCAGAGGCGAAGACGATGTTATTATGACATCGGTATTCTCTTGTCAATATCAATGGGGAATGATAACACCATCGGATGACATCATGGAATTAAAATGGTTCAAAATATACGATGTAAAAGACATCGATATTATGGAAGAACACAAAGAACTTTTCACAGAAACAATTAAAAAATTAAAATAAGATGAACTACGACATTTTTAACAACATTCTACTACTTACAGATAGTTATAAACCAACACACTTTAAACAATATCCTAAAGGAACACAAAAAGTAATTTCCTACCTTGAAAGTCGTGGTGGAAAGTTTGATAACACACTTTTTTATGGACTGCAATACATTATCAAAAATTATCTTACTGGTAGAGTAGTAACAGAGGAAAAAATCCAACAAGCAAAAAGTTTCTGGGATGCACAAGTAGGCCCAGGAAACTTCTATGAAGAAGGCTGGAGATTCATTCTAAATGAATTTGATGGTCATCTACCAGTTACAATTAAAGCGGTTCCTGAGGGATCGGTAGTACCAACTGGAAATATACTAATTGAAGTTGAAAATAATGGAGGAGAACTTACACGATGGCTAACAAACTATCTTGAAAGCATTCTTCTACAAGCTTGGTACCCAATTACAGTTGGAACTCTTTCAAGAGAAATAAAAAAAGTTCTTATCAATTATCTGAAAAAAACAACAGATTATGATGCAGAAACAATAAATCAGATTGTACAATTTGGTCTTCATGACTTTGGTTTCCGAGGATGCTCATCTGTTGAAAGTTCAGGAATCGGAGGATCCGCTCATCTAATCAATTTCAGAGGAACAGATACCGCAACTGCTATCCTAACTGCACAACATTTTTACAATACAAGTGAAATGTTGGGATTCTCAATTCCAGCATCAGAACACTCAACAATTACTTCTTGGGGAGAAGAGAATGAAGTTAAAGCATTTGAAAACATGTTGGATTCTTATAAAGGAATAAGAGCCTGTGTATCAGATTCTTATAATATCATTAGAGCATGTGAAAAATATTGGGGAGAAGATCTTAGAGATAAAATTCTAAACCTTGATGGAAGACTTGTTATTAGACCCGATAGCGGGGATCCAGTACAAACACTTAAAAAAATATTCTCAATTCTTTGGGATAAATTCGGTGGTAGAATCAACTCAAAGGGATTTAAAGTACTTGATGACCACCTTAGAGTTATTCAAGGAGATGGTGTTAACTATGAGTCAATCAAAGATGTTCTTGATATGATGGTAGATGAAGGATTCTCAACAGAGAATCTAGTATTTGGAATGGGAGGAGCACTGCTTCAAAAAGTAGATAGAGATACTCAGAAATTCGCTTTCAAGTGTTCAGCAATTGTTGTAAATGGTGAACTAAGAGACGTTATCAAAAGACCAATTGAGATTGATGAGAATGGAGAAATCCAACAATCATTTAAAACGTCTAAGAAGGGTCCTATGAAACTTCTAAGAAAGGTTAATGGTGATGTTGAAGAATGGGAAACAGTTCAAGAAACAACCGATCTGGTAGATGATTATATGGTTAAAGTATTTGAGAATGGCAAGATTCTTAAAGAATGGACATTTGAGGAAATTCGAGAAAGAGCCGAGGTTAAATTTAAAGTCAATGAGTATGTTTGATGGTAAATCATTTGAAGAACGTTGGAATAAAAGACTTAGAGATATTCGATTAAAAGTTTCTGCTTTTGAGAGAATATCACCTAAACAAGAAAAATTACTTAAACTTAGATTTTCTGATAGAAGTTTTGATCCTTCGACAACAGATATTCCAAAAATAAGTTTTATATTTGATTATTCCGTATCGAAACGATCACTGAAAAGATTTGATAATATTTTATTTGAATTAAATAAAAGAGGATTGGCGATATCATATTTTAAGGATGTTTTGCATCGTCCATTAGAATCGATTGTATATGAAGATTGTGTAAATTACGTAAAATATGAGGTAGAAGAATCATATTTTAAAATAATGAATAATGAATATGTAAATAGAAAAATTAAATTCATTTCAACTGACTTAATAAAAATAATCGGCGCTGTTACTATGATAGAAAACGCAGTTGGCATCATATCAAAATATTATGAATATGATTCGGATGGAAATGAAATTTGCAATCTCCCTTATTCAATTGGAGATATAGTATCATTAAAAAACAATAGAGATTCTGATTATATAGTTAAAAATGTTTATTTTGATGATGAGTTGATGTTCTTTGTTTCTAAACTTATTTCTCCAATAGAATCAGAAGTTATTTTATTCGATGAAGAAGTTTTAGTAAAAGAATCGGAAATTATTTCTAACAGAGATTTTAGAATTGATCAAATTTTAAAATAATTTTTGTATATTTACAATATGAAGTTCTTTAAAGTAAAAACATACGAGACTGTTGAAAGACTGAAAGAGATTGATGAAAAACTTCCTCAGGATATCTCTGAGAAGGTTCAAAGTATGCCAGGAGATGCTTTTGATGAAAGAGTATCCGAAAATGAAATGATATCATATTTTCATATTGAAGAAAGTGATTTTTACTTTATAATTAATATATTATTTGAGAATTATGTCAAACTTGAGTACGAAGATATTACTTTTGATGTTTTAATGGATAAATATGAATTTAAAGATGAAGACTTTGAAATAGTTAAAAAGGACTATATCAAAAATAATACTACTCTTGATATAGTTCTTGATAAAATTAATTTAAAAGGAATAAATTCACTTAATGATATAGATAAAGAATTATTGGAATCATTCTCCTGATCCAAATGTATGACCACCTGATTTCCAGCTTATATCATCTGATTTTCTGTATCTAAGAACCATTCCATCGCTAAGACCTGGTTTACCATCATAATTATCTTCTTTAGCAAGATCCATTACTTTCTCAATTTCAGCATCAGTAGGCATTTTTTTCATTCGTTTTGAATAAGCGACAATAAACTTATCCAACATATCTTTGAATTCTTCTTCTTTGGTTTTTATTCCAAGTTTCTTTTTTGAAAATGATAGAATATCACTTCCGATACCTTCATCCACTGAATTGAAATTTTCAAATGTTTTTAAATGCTTCATGTTAAAATATTTTTTTTATTCTATATATATTAGTATGAAAAAATCATTTTTTTACTATATTTGTAATATATATTATTTTTTATATTCTATATATTAGTATAAAAACACACTTTTTTCCTTATATTTGTTATATGAAAACTCTGAAACAAGTAATCAATTTTCCAGCTCTCTTACTACACGAAGTTTCACATATTCTGGTTGCTTATCTACTTGGTGGTAAATTAGATTCAATCAAAGTAAAAGAACATCAGAAAGGACATCTTGTTTGCCTTTTGAATATCATTGGTCTTAAAGAAAATTATGTTAAATTTGTTGCCTTTTCACCAATTCTTATTCCAATTATTTTCATTTTCATTGGATTCACTTTTCCAAAAATTGGTGTTGGATATTTTGTGTATTCAATTCTTACAATTAAAACAACTCTTCCAAGTCCTACTGACTTTAAAGTATGTGGATTTAAAGTTCCTGAATTTATCAAAATTTAATTATTTTGCATAATTTGGTTTTCTACCAGATCCCTTAGATCCTTCTTTCTCAACTCTTCTTTTTCTAGAAACAGAAGCTTTTTTCTGTTTCTTTGACATTTTTGCAGCAACTCTTACTTTTCTGCATTTTGGATAACCTCCTTTATCAGCATCTTCCCTGCCACATGGTGGGTGAGATCCATCTGGATTTGTCTTTGATATATCAACCCATTTTTCTTTGAACCACTTATCTAAACCACCTTTTGGTTTTTTTTCTTCATTTATAAACTCATTGAATTCTAATAAGTACTCCATTATTTCTTTTTTTTCTTTTTTTCTTTTCTCCACTTACCACCTTTTTTCTTATACCTTTTAGCAGCCGCACCAACCGCATAAGCAGATGGCCAAACATCATACTTTGTCTTTGCCCAAGATTTACAAGAACTCCATAAAGACTGATCAACAGCTACATTCTTCTCTAAAATAGGAGATTCTGATTCAATCAGATCATTGACATAATCAACCATCTCTGAATATTCATCAACTCCAAATTTCATATCAATGAAAGAAACAATCCTCTCTGATTTATCCTTAGGTGATAAAGTATCATCATTGAATATCGAAAGTAATTTGGAATTTATATCAGAAGAAATATTAAAATCTTTTTCCGATAACCAATCAATAAAAGTATTGCAAATTTCTTCTGATCTGTCCAATTCTTCAAATAAGAAATCGTAATTCTCAGTTATACCCAACTCTGATTGCATGTCTTTCTCTATCATATCCAATCCTTCTTCAACAGAATCAATAATTTCCTCCATGACAATCTTATCATTCTGAGTTTTTGAAATGAAACCAGAGTCTATATCCAATTCATATTTGAACGAATCTCCATTGATCTGATATGTTATTACAATATTATGATCATCTTCATTCTTCCATTCATACATAAGATCTTTACCATCCGAAAAAGACATAACAAGTTCTTCTAACTCACTTAATTTTTCATCAACATACGATGATTCGTAATTTTTTACAAATTCTAAGAATAATTTTATCCTTCTAGACTCTAATATCTCATATTCATCTAAATCTGGAATCAAACTTAAAGATGAACCATCATCCCATTTAACCATTATCTGACTTAAATCATCAACTCCAGTTACCAAACCTTCATCGCCAGATTTCAACTTTGTATAAGGATCCTCCATTCTTATAAGACGAACTCTTTTACCTATAATTTCCTCCTTTAACATCTAAACAAAATATATTTTTAATTATATATTAGATATAAAATACCTAAAAATAAACATGAGCCAAAAACTCAAAATACTATTAGAACAATCTAATTTTGATGATCTCCTATCAAAAATAAAAGATCTTACAAAAATATCTGATACAATAAAGATAAAAATAGATAATGATTCTATTTTCATGTACGCTATGATAGGAAGCGAAAGTATTGTACTTGCTTTTAAAAGTTATGAAATCCCCACAAAGGATTATCTTCTTATAAAAGAAGAATTAACACACACAATCAATATAATTATCACAAGCGCAAAAAGATTTGTTAAAAATATGTCTTTTATAAAAAAAGACCATAAAATAGAAATGATGATAATACATAAAGCAGAGAATGATAATAATTCAGAAGCTCGCAGTGTTCAAATCAAAAATGATAAATTCAAACTAAATATAGAAACCGGAGAAACATCAGAAATAAAAGAAATAACAAAAGAACAACTTAATAAAAGGTTAGATCTTAAGAATAAAAACTGGTCATTTAGAATAAAAAATTCAGACTTCAACGATATTAAAAGCCTATCAACAATCAATTCAGACGATACAAGAAGAATTTTAAATATAAATATAGAAGACTACAAAGTTTTCATATCAGAAACAAACCTTTGGGAAATTGAGATAGATTATATAACAGAAGAAAACAAACAACTAAGTATAAATAAAAAATTCCTGTCTTCAATAAATGACGGTGGAAAAGATATAGATGCACATGTATTCGAAACATTTATTCTCATTAAAGATGATGAAAGCCAATTAATGATATCATTCGAACAAGATTTTACACAGTAAATTAAATAATAGAAATGAAACAATCACACATTATAATCAAGGAATTGCAGAATGGAAGAAAACAAGGTATAGTACTATTAAATATAGAAGAAATATGGGAATTTGAAGATTTTGAAGAAGCTGAAAGAATTGCAAAAGCCTTTGAAATTAATTCAGATTCTGGTTGGAAATATAAGGTTAAAAGTATTAAATCAATTTAATTATAAAAAATAATAAAAATAAAATGACAAAAGAGGATAAAATAAATAAACTCATGTCACTAAAAAAACAGGCAAGCGAGTTGCAAAGAGAAGCTGATTACTTCAATGCGTTGCAACTCGCTCTTTTTTGACCCCCTCGGATTAATCTGAGGGGGAGTGGCTAAAACTTATATTGAATGGATCGTATGGTGCATTCGCAACGAAATATTTCGTCTTGTTCAACAATTGGGTAGCATCTAGCATAACAGCGCAAGGTAGAGACCTTATAAAAACCATGGATACTATCAACCAAGATTATTGGTATAATCAATGGCATTTAGATTTTGAATTGCATAAAAAAATGTGCATTAAAAATATATCTAAGATAGGTGAGAAAGAAACTGTTTCTGTGTATGCTGACACGGATTCAATTTTTGTATCATATGATCCCGCGATAAAAAATTCTGAATGGAGAAATCTTCCTCTATCAAAAATAGATAGTTTGCAAAAATCTTTTGTTATTTTGGAGAAAAGACAAGAAACAATAACAACGAATTCAAATTGTTTAGGAATATTTAGAGAGGTAAGTGATTTTATAAACTTCTTAAAGGACAATTCTCCTGATATATTAATAATAGATGGATTTTTTGTTAAAGATTATGAACTCAATTCGAAAGAAAATTCTGAAATCTTATCCAATAATAAGATATTTTGGAATTGGGTCAATGAATTGGATTATATTCAGGGAATAGATCATTTTAGGATCGGTGGATACTTTAAAAAGTCTCTTGAGGATTATGCAAAAAATTATGGAGTTGAGAATAGAGAAGATTTTGAATTAGAAAGAATATCAGAGTCAATTATAAATATTGCTAAGAAGAAATATATACAACATATTGTATATGAAGATGGGATTACATATGATAGGTTAAATTATATCTTCCCAAAAGGTGTTGAGCTCGTAAGATCTTCAACTCCACTTTTTGCGAGAAATAAGATTGTGGATATAGTAAAATATCTTTTTTCACATCCTGATGACTTTAATATAAAAGATCTTTTAAAATTAGTAAAAGATTTAAGAAAAGAATTTGAGTTAGCTGATATTGATGATATCGCGATGCAATCTTCTGTTTCTAAATACGATACAAAAGTTCTTGATGATAAGAATTCTTTGAGTTTTGTTAGTGGTGCTCACTTTGCTGTCAAAGCATCTGCTTATCACAACTATCTTTTATTTAAAAATCCTTCATTGCAGTCTAAATATGAATTTGTCAAATCTGGAACAAAGATAAAATATTATTATGTGAAGAATTCTAAAATAAATGATATGTTTGCTTATGTGCGGGGATCGTATCCAATGGAATTCGGACCTGAGGTCGATTATGATATTCAATTCTTCAAATCTATCATAAGCCCGATAAATTCAATTATTTCTCCCTTGGGATTGCCAGAAATCACGAAACGTTTGAGTGTTGTAATGGATATTTTCTCAGGAGATTTTTAACAGAGAAGGAAGTGTGAATATATAAGATATGATTAAAGATCATATCTTATATGAACATTTTATTGCTTATGTAAACTCTAAGGCATTTAATAATGGGTATTTCACCATTTTAAAGAATTCACATTCTTATTTTGAATCTTTTTTAGAAAGATATGAAAGTGATGAGAAGTTTAAAGACAAATTAAATAAAATGGTGAAGTCTTATATAAGGGAAGAAAAAATTTCAATTATAATGAATGAGATTGATAAGTGAAACAAGTTTGGATGGTATTATAATAAGATATTTTGATGGATGTGATATTAATAAAATGTTAAGTCATCCAAGTGATGGTTCTGATGGAATAATGGTTGTTTTCATTAAATCATACAAAGACGAAGAGATCATGTTCAATAGAGATTCTATAATAAATTCCATAATTGGTGGCACTAGATTTAAAAAATTATCCGAGATATTTGAACAATTGGATAACCATTATCTGATGATATATCAAACAAGTGGATTTATCGATGTTGTTTATAAATCGGTTAAAAATAAAATAGAAAATTTTAAATTGAATCTTAATATATAACATATGAAACATCTTATGAGATATGAGGGATTTAGTTCAAGTGAAAGACTTGATGAGATATTGGATAAGATATTAAAGTTTGGAATACAATCAATCTCAAGGGAAGAAAAGACTTTTTTAGATTCACATAAAGATGGGAAGGAAGAGGAAGAGCATATAAATCTTCAATTTTTAGAAAACGAAACTATTCTTGAGGATGATTCAGGACTTTTTAAATTTGAATTTCTTGATATTAAACATTATAAAGATGAAACACAAATAATTGGGATAATATATGTACCAGATCTTCGATTTGAAAGTGGAAAGATAATTCAAGGTAGGTTAGAGGGAAAAATAGTTATATATGAGAACGGAGAAACTTCACCAGACTTTTATGTAAATATGAAAAATGGCAATAGAGAAATAATGTTTGATGTATTTGAGTTTCTAAATGGTAAGGAATGTGAATTCGATTCTTTTATTGATTATGTTGTTGATGAGCTTAAAAATAAAAAAAAATAGAATTTATCTATGAAATTATTCCGTTATAAAAATTTTATTAAAGAATCAAAAGAGGACATAGACTCTATATGTAAAAAATTTGGTATAAAGAATTATACCATTAATGAAGACTCAGTTGATGTTGATGGAAATGTTAAACTATACGATAAAGGATTAACTAAAATCCCCTTGAAATTTGGAAAGGTAAGTGGTTATTTTTATTGTCATGGTAATAAATTAATAAGTTTAGAAGGTTCTCCCCTTTCAGTTGGTGGTGATTTTTCTTGTCAGTATAATCAATTAAAGAGTTTGGAAGGTTCTCCCCTTTCAGTTGGTGGTAATTTTAATTGTAGTCATAATCAATTAAAAAGTTTAGAGGGTTCTCCTCTTTCAGTTGGTGGTCATTTTTCTTGTAGTTTTAATCAATTAAATAGTTTATCAGGCGCTCCCCTTTCAGTTGGTGGTTATTTTTCTTGTCGTTTTAATCAATTAAAGAGTTTAGAAGGAATTTCTGGAAGGATTTCCGGCGCAATTTATTGCACTGATAATCAACTAAGAGATGTTAAAGGAGTTAAAGATGGTTGGTTAGGAGAATTTAGTGTATATGGAAATCCAGTCTATGAAATATTCAAATTATTTCCTAGAGACAACTGGGATGAAGTTATTGAAATCTTAAATGAGTATGAAGTGATCCGTGATAATGGCAATTTAATTATTTTACAAAGACTTGAACAAGTTTTTCTGGATCTAGGTTTAGAAGTTCCAGAAATTGAAGAAATTAAAGGATATAAAATTCATTTTTAAATTACTTAGATAGAATATTAGTTAAGTAAATCTCTGAATTTTCCAACTAACGTCATTCCAAGTATTATAGGATCAGTTCTCGATTCTAATTTTTCCCTTAGTTCTGAAATAACATAATTGCATTTAAAAAGCGAATCAATATTCTTTTTTTCTTTTAAAGACCAATCAATAAAATTCCTACCAAGTACATTGAATAATTGATCCATATTATCTGGACCATAAGCAGACATTATAAAATGATATATTTTCTCATAATCAGCAGATTTATCATATATTATATCATAAGTATCCATAATTAGTTTGTTGCTTATTATAGTCGATGATGAACTTATATCTCCGGTATCTTTAATATTTTGTAATTGTACAATGATTGATCTTAAATCTGGAAATTGTTTATTGATTATATTAATAAGTGTTTCTTTTTTTATATCAATTTTTTCTGATTCTGCAATTTGCATAACCTTTTTATAAATTCCAGTTTTTATAAACTTTTCTTCATCTTTATTTAGTACATCAAAATTTATTGAAGTAAATCTGGATTTTATTCCATCAGATATTTTATTATAGTGATTTGTTGTAAGTATGAATCTCACATTATTATGATATCTTTCTATAAAAGCTTTCATAGCATCTTGATATTGTATTGATACTCTATCAAATTCATCGAGAAATACATATTTTATAGGATCTTCTGTTTCAAACATTGGAACAGTTTTGCAGAATCTTTCAATTTCATTTCTAAGAATATCAATTGAGGTATAAAGTGATGAGTTTATCTCTAAGAAAGCTTTTTCTCCTGAATATTTTCCTATTAGAACTCTAGCAAGTGACGTTTTGCCAGTTCCATAATTTCCATAAAATATAAAATTTTTGGTTATTCCATTTTTAAAATGATTCGTTATTCTTTCTGGAAGAATAAGGTCTTCAATTTTAGAAGGCCTCCATTTTTCCCAAAGTAAAAGATTATTAATTGACATATAGAGATAATTTTATTTAATATATAGTTATAAGAAAATTTTTTAGATTGTTTATGCCAAGAATAGGAGAAGAGTTCAATTATAGTGATGTATATTTCAGGGATCTAACCATGTGCCTTCTTGATACATTAGAAGGAAGAGTAAAATGGACAAATAATTTCACATCAGGTGATGTTGAAGTAAATGTTCCTTTTTATTATTCACTTACTGGATCCGATAGATTCTTATTGGATAGTTTTTCAGATGATATAGTCTCAAATAATAGATTTGTTGAGCTGAATACTGATATTATACCGAGAGGACATATAACACTTACAAATTGGCAAATAAGATCTGATGAATTCAGAAATCCTAATATTTGGCTTAGAAATGTAGTTGAGGATAATCAAGAAGTAAAAAGAGTATTGAATAAGGTAAGAGCGATTCCAATCACTGCGACATATGATCTTACTATTCTTTTAAAAACAGAGATAGATGTTTTTAAATGCTCACAGGCTATAATGAACACACTTTGGCTTTATAAATTCATGTATTTTGAACATAATTATATGCACATAGATGCGGTTATGACGCAACCAGATACAAATGCTATTGAGATTGTTCGTGAGCAGAATTTAACAAGTGAAACTACAATAAAACTAACTGCATCAATAGAAGTTCAAAGTTATTATCCGGCATTTGTTAGAGACCAAGAAATTAGACCATTTAGAACAAGATGGTTCAACAATATAGTTGCGATGAGAAGTGGTTCTGCAAGACCTGGAAATCCAAATGCAAATGATCAAAATCTATCAAATAATGGATAAACCAAAATTGAAAAAAATGACTTTTTTTACATAATATATAGTAATAAGAAAAAATAAAATTTTAATATGAAGAATCTAAAACTCGAACTTTTTAACTTTAAGAAATCCCTATCATTTGATCAAGAGGATGTTTCTTATGTAATTGAAGGACACTTAAATAACTTTGTGGAATTCGGAGAGAAACAAATGATACACTCTTTGAACGAAAGGCTAAGGCCATATACTTATGATAAGAGTGTTAAAAAATTCCTTGAATCTTTGAATTCAGATCTTGCTCAGTATGAGCTTGTTTATGAGCTTAAGTCACTTTATAATATCCTAAATACAAAGAATCAAGGTGAATTGCTAAGACAACCAATAAACGTACTATTACAGACTATCAATTTAGAAACAGATCAAGATAGAATGTCTAAGATTCTTAATGAATTGGCCATTTACGACTGGGTTCCTGAGATAAAACTTTTTGTACACAATCTTACAAAGTCTCCAGAGAAAAGAACTAATCTTTTAAGTGGTGGTAAAGGAGAATCTGTTTATACAATTGTAGAACAGGTTGAAGAAGGACATCTTGCTTTCATAAAGGATTCTTGGTTCCTTTTATCAGAAAGTGCAATTGAAAAAACTCTTTTAGAGAACCATGTAAAGGATGAGAATAAGTTGAGAACACTTAGAAACCTACAAACTGCTCTTCAGTTCTGCAATGTTTCTGAAAGTAGAGTTGATTTTAGGATATCTGAATATCTTACCGTTGGTATCGGTGTTCAGAAAAAGGCAATTTTTATCAATGATGATGAGTTGAATGGTGAATCTACTTTAGAGAGTATATTCTCATCTCCAATTGTTCCTATCGTAAATAAGAATTTTTATCCACTTATACAAGAGGTTGCTAATAATATAGACTCATTTGTAGAATTGGATATTGTTAAAAGAGTATCAAATCTTATTAATCCTACATTAGAAGTATTTGCTTTCAATTTTAAGAACAATATGCACGTTTATAGATGTGATGAGAGATATGGATATTCTCTTTTTGCGTATTCTTCAGCCGTTGAGTTAGTAAATGAAGTTAGAAATGAGTTGAATTTTGATTTAACGTATTTTTACGAAAATAGACTAAGTAATGAATTAATATCAAAAAGAAAGTTAGAAGATAAAGAAAGACAAATCGAGTTGAAACTCGAAGATGTTACTTTTAATATATCAAAAGTAAAAGCATCTATTCAGATGTTGGGAGAAAGCAAGGTTCTTAAAGAAGCTCTTTCAAACTTAGAAAAAAGAAATGATAATCTAAGTACTGAATTACAAGCTGTTAAAGAACTTCAATATAACGAAAGGATTAGAAAATAATTATTAATAGATTTAAAAAAGGTGGGAATTATAATTATATAATTCCCACCTTTTTTTTTAAACTTTTTTTACTATTAAATGTATAACATGAAACCAAATAAAAAATAATTTACATGAATGTACTTAAACAACAAGGATTTATACTATGAGATAATTGTCTCAAAGGCTCAAGGAAAACTCACAAGAAAGGCCGAAAGGATGCTAGAGATTTTAGGCAAAGAAACAATAAAAAAAATGAGGTATTGGAGCAATGATGATAGAAATGATTGCTTACAAGGTGGATTACTTGATATGTATGCAAACTGGTATAATTTCAATGAAGAAAAAAGTGTGAATCCATTCGCTTATTTCACTGAGATATTCAAAAGAGGTATCGCAAAAGCATTCAATGAGATTTATAAGAAAAAAGGAGATCCAGAATCTTCTATAAGATTGGTCTCATTAGAAGGATCTAACGGTGGATTGGGACTACACTCACTTTAAACCCCAAGCTTTTTAAGTGTAGATTCTGTGATTACTATGAACTCCCAACCCTTCTTGTCACAAAATTTTATCATGGTCTCCCACTTCTTTAGGTTTTTTTGAGCCATCTTCAATTTATATTCTAGATTTTTTAACCTTTTGATAGTTGGATTATCTGGTACTTCAAATTTCTTTTCTTGTAAAAGAATTACATCTTTATATTCTGATTCTGGTTTAACCTCAACTATTATTTTTCTTATACCATTATTTGATTCGAGCTCATAATAAAAGTCTGAGTAATAGGTATGATTTTTAAGATTTATATCACCATTACTCTCATAGTGAGTTAGTTGATAAGGTATTGATATACATTCAGCACCCCATCTTTTAACTTTATCGGAGTTATCAAGGAATATCATCATTCGATATTCAAGCGAACTTCTATAATAGATCCCTCCTTCATTATTAAATTTAATAACCTTTTCTCTATTTTTTGGAATATAGTTTCCTTGGTGATAATTTTTATTGTTCGGTTTTGAGTTTATCATTATTTATATATATAAACATGAGATTGTTCAGATATAAAAACTTTATTAAAGAATCAAAAGAGGACATAGATTCTATATGTAAAAAATTTGGTATAAAGAATTATACCATCAATGAAGACTCAACTATTGATGTTGATGGAAATGTTAATCTACACGATAAAGCATTAACTAAACTTCCCTTGAAATTTGGAAAGGTAAGTGGTAATTTTTATTGTCATAGGAATCAATTAATAAGTTTAGAAGGCTCTCCCCTTTCAGTTGGTGGTGGTTTTTATTGTCATAGGAATCAATTAATAAGTTTAGAGGGAGCTCCTCTTTCAGTTGGTGGTAATTTTGATTGTGGTGATAATAAATTAATAAGTTTAGAAGGTTCTCCTATTTCAGTTGGTCGTTATTTTGATTGCAGTTCTAATCAATTAAAGAGTTTAGAGGGTTCTCCCCTTTCAGTTGGTGGTGATTTTTCCTGTAGTTTTAATCAATTAAAGAGTTTAGAAGGAATTTCTGGAAGGATTTCCGGTGGAATTTATTGTGATAATAATCAACTAAGAGATGTTAAAGGAGTTAAAGATGGTTGGTTAGGAGAATTTGATATAAGAAGAAATCCAGTCTATCAGATATTTAAATTATTTCCTATAGACAAATGGGATGAGGTTATTGAATTCCTAAACGAGCATGATACAATTAGAGATGGTAATTTAGTCATTTTACAAAGACTTGAACAAGTTTTTTTGGATCTAGGTCTAAAAGTTCCAGAAATTGAAGAAATTAAAGGATATAAAATTCATTTTTAATATATAAAGAAAAATAAAATAAAAAATGAGACATATAAGACCATTTAAAGAAAATAAAACCGATATGATTGAAAGAAAAGATCCAGAGAGTTATAGAAAAGAGATAGTTCAAAAAGTAATAGATGCGCTTGTTAAAGATCAGAACAATCACCCTGGTTATCAATCATTTAGAGAAGAGTTAGAAGATTTCTTAAGTACTTTCCCAAAAGAATAAAAGAGAAGGGAGGATTTTTTATATATATACTTAAATTTTTGATGTTTTCATGAAAAAATGTAGTAAATGTAGTATTATAAAATCTTTAGATTTATTCAATAATGATAAATCCTCTAAAGATGGTTTCAGATCAAACTGCAAAGATTGTAGAAAGAATCAAAATAAACTATGGTATTCTAAAAATATCGATAAGATAAAATTAGAAAAAGTTAAATACTATGAATTGAATAGAGATCTGATTTTAGAAAAAAGTTCTATAAGATATGAAGAAAATAGAGATCAAAAGTTAGATTATCAAAAAGAATATCAAAATAAGAATAAAGAAAAAAGAAATCAATATTTATCAAGAAGGCGCAAAAATGATGTGATGTTCAGATTAACTACAAATATTAGAAATTTAATTAATAATTGTTTTTATGAATCAGGATATTCTAAAAAAACAAGAACTGAAGAAATAATAGGTTGTTCATTTAATGAGATGAGATTCTATCTGGAATCTAGATTTGAAGATTGGATGGATTGGGAAAATAGAGGAATATACACAGGAGAATTCAATTCTGGATGGGATATAGATCATATAATCCCGATATCTTCCGCTAAAAGTGAACAAGAAATAATCAATCTCAACCACTATACAAATTTACAACCACTCTGTAGTAAAATAAATAGAGATATTAAAAAAAATAAAATAGAATATGGCATCATATAATCCATCAAATAATAGCAATCAATTCCAATATACCATGAACTCCGCTGTTGAGAACAGAGGACTATTTTCTAGGATACTCAGAAACCTCTCATCTTGGGGAATGAACTACGATGATATGGTAGCTAGAAATCAAGTGGGTGTTGGAATAAACGAAGATCCTTATTCGCAACAAGGAAATTCAATGTATGATTTCTTTTCAAGACGAGCAGTTGCATCAGTTTTAAATAAGAAGTCAATACCTTATCTTGATAGATCTTATTCAGATAAAAGAAGAATTTTAAGAGAGTATTCGATAAAAGATGAGATAAGGGATTTTATATCAAGTGTTTGTGATGAAGCAATAATATATTCTGATAAGGATTTCTGTAGTCCTAAATCGTTATCAACAGATTACTCACAGGATGTAAGAGATAAATATCAAGAATATTTTGAAAAAATATACAATCGTTTTGGATTTTCCGATTCTATAACTGCTTGGCAGATGATGAAAGATTTTCTCATAGATGGGTATATTGCAGTTGAGATCGTATGGGATGATAAAAAGAAGAATATAATATATTTTAATAGGATGAGACCAGAAACATTGGTTCCAGCATATGAACCAACCATTGGTAATCTTTGGATTCAATATCCAGAGGATCCACAACTTCGTAGGATATTTTTAGATTCACAATTGATATTCATTTCATATTCATCTCAGAATGATTATTCAGAAACCTCTTATGTTGAAGGACTCATAAAGCCATATAATCAAGTAAAGATATTAGAACAAACAAAGATAATGTTCAATATCATAAATGCAACACTTTATCAGAAATTCACTGTACCTATTAAAGGTTTGTCAAGACAAAGAGCAGAAGAACAAATCGGTCAACTTATTCAAGACTATTCAGAAGAAGTAGAATGGGATGATAGCTTAGGCAGTCTAAGAATAAATGGTCAAAAACATCTTCCTTATAATAAACAGTTCTGGTTTCCAGAAGGAGATGCTGGTACTCCAGGTATGGAATTGATGTCACCACAGGGACATAATCTTAATGAAGATGATATGTTGAAATGGTTTTTTGCAATATTAAAAAGAGCATCTAAGATACCTGCTCAAAGATTTAATGAAGATGGTGGAGGAAATGTTTTTACAGATGCTGCTGAAATAACAAGAGATGAGGCTAAATTCAGTAACTTTATTCATAGATTAAGAGCCAATTTTAGGGAACTTATTGTTAAGCCACTTAGATTACAAATGCTTGTTGAGTTTCCAGAATTAAAGAATGATGAAAGGTTTTTAAATGAAGTTGATATTAATTTTATTTCTAATCAATTATTCGAAGAATGGAAAAAACTAGGTAATCTTATGAAGAAATCAGAGATATTAACTTCTCTTAATGGAATACAGAAAGCAGATGGACAACCTTATTTCCATATTGAATATCTTATTGATAATGTTTTAAGTTTAACACCTGAGGAAAAAGAAGAAAATAAAAAGTACTGGTTGAAAGATAGTGCTGGTGCTGGATCAGGTCCAGAAGGCGCACCAGGAGAAGAAGGTGGTGCCGAAGGAATGGGCGATACGGGAACAGAAGGTGGCGGTGAAACAGAGACTACAGAAGCACCTGAAACTCCTGCTCCAGAAGAAGGAGGAGAATCTGGTGGAGGAACTGAATTTGAATTTTAATTGATGGTATGAATTATGATAGGTGGAATAAAGATAAACACAAAGAATTTAGAAGGTTAAAAAGATCTGGATATACAGATGATATGTTGATTCAATATTTTGGAGAAGATATTTATTATTCTGGTATGTATAATAGAAAATCAACAATAATGCCTTGGTTAGAGTTTCTAACAGAGATATCAATTACACCAGAATATACTGAGTATGATATTTCAAAAACTCCATCTGTTATTTACAAAAATCAATTTGACTATGTAATTAGTTTTGAAAACAATAGTGTTGTTTATATTATCTCATTATTTTATTA